GTCCGCGGCAGCGTCCAGGTCGGATCAGCGGGCGCCGGGACACCGATCACGGCGGCTGCATCGAGCAATGGCGCGCTGCGCCTGACGCTGGTACAAACAATCGCGGCGTACAACATCCTGAATTCGTCGCCGGCCAATATGGTGCCGCTGCTCGGCGTCACGCAGGTCTAACAGAGGAGCCCGCCATGAAGGGCAAGAAGCATCGCGCAGGCGGCGGCGACGTATCGGAGCCGGGCGGTCCTGTGAAGGAAGCCGGCGGCAATCCCTACGTCGAGGCAGAGGCGAAAGAGAAGAAGCGCGGCGGCAAGGTCAAGCGCAAGCACGGCGGCAAGATCGAAGGTCACGCTGCGAAGCATCACCTTGGCAAGCCCGGCCGCAAGCGCGGTGGGCGTGTGGGTGCAGACCTCGCCCCGCTCAGTTCGGCCTCGAGGCCGGCCGGTATTGGGAAGCAAGCGCCGACTCAGGACGGCGGAGCAAGCCAGGACTAGTCCAGCCGGCGGGCCCGGAAAAACGCGCAAGCGGCGGGCGGCTGACGGCAAGCACGAGGCAGCATCTGCCCAAGTCCGACTTCGCCCTGCCAGGTCGCGGTGAGGGCCCCAAGGGCGCAGGCTCTGGCTCCTTCCCAATTCCTGACCGGTCTCATGCAGTCAATGCGCTCGCTCGGGCGTCCGGCAAGTCAGTCGAGGCCAAGGTGAGGGCGGCGGTGCACCGCAAGTACCCGGATATTGGGAAGGACTGAGATGTTCCCCACGAGCATCACCAAGACCCTTACGGGCGCGAACGCGGCCAACATTGCGGCCAGCCAGTCCCTGGGTGCGGCGGGCGACCTGACGCTCACGAGCGCTACTGTGACGCTCGACACGCAGCGGCGGGTGATCATCACCTCGGCCGCCAACGATTCGGGCATGACCTGGACGGTGACCGGGACCGACGAGACCAACAACATCGTGGTGGACACTTTTGCCGGCGGGAACATCGCGGCGGTGCAGTCCAGCCGAGATTTCAAGACTGTAACACAGATCACGGGGAGTGCCGCGACCGCAGGGGCGGTGACGGCGGGGACGAACGGGGTGGGCTCAAGCTCGTGGCACTCGCTCTCGACCATGCAGACGCCGGTCAACGCCTCGGTCGCCGTCCATGTGACCGGAACCATCAACTACACGGTCGAGTACACCTACGACGCCTACTGGAACCTGCCCTCCGGGGTGACGCTCCCGATCATCTATCCGGTCCAGACGCTGAGCGGTCTCACGGTGGATGGAGAGGGCACGCTGGCGTGGCCGGTCACCGGTGTGAGGCTCACCATCAATTCGAGTTCAGAGGGCACGGCTCGCTTGGTCATCCTAGAGGCAGGGGTAGCAGGCCCATGAGGAAAGTCTTACTGGCGGCCTTCGCTGTCGCGCTGGGGTGCCTTCCGGCGATCGCCCAGCAATCGGTCCTCGTCCGTCCGACGCCCTATGCGGCACCGGGCAAGCCGGCCTATTGCCAGATCACGGTTCTGTCCTCTGCGACCAAGCTCATCACCGCGAACTGCTCGACCGGCAGCATCCTGCCCAATGCGAAGATCGCCCAGATATGCGTCTCGACGGCTGCAGTTCGATACACGAGCGACCCGGCAGTGACGCCGACCGCTAGCGTAGGCATTCCGGTCGCTCCGCAGAGCGCCACCTTGCCGACATGCTTCCCATACTCGGGCCCGATCACGACCATCCAATTCATCCAACAAGCCGGGGGAGCTGTTCTCGATGTGGAGACGTTCCCGTGAAATGGGTGAAGCTCGCTCTGATCGCACTGATCGCCTTGTCCGGGCCAGCCGCCGGGCAGGTCGGGCTTGATACCTACGGGAGCGCAACCCCTCCTAAAGGGAACGGTGTAGCACCGACGATCGGCCCTGGAGGTATCGCGGCGATTGGCCCGGGTACGACCGGCGGAGGAACCGGTTTGCCACCTCCCACGCCGTGCGGTGCCTGGCAGCTCGACTTCTCTTTGAATACAGGCTGCAACCTCGTACTGGCAGGACACTGAGCATGAAATATTTGATCGCGTTTCTCCTCCTGGCATCGCCCGCGCTCGCGGACAAGGCCCTGATCCTTTCGGACCAGGACCAGGCCGCGCTAATGGCGATCTTCGATGCCGCGATCAAGGCTCAGGGTCTCAACCAGATCAGCATCAATGCTTTCGTCCTGAGCGAAAAGCTCAGGAACGCGGGAACCATAGCCGACCAGAAGCCGCCCGAGCCCACGAAGGAGGGCGCCAAATGACGCGCTTACTTGCTGCGTTGCTGTCTCTGCTGCTGACCGCGTACCCGGCGGCCGCGGCGGTTGTCACCATCACGGTGGTGGATGGGGGTGGGGTGTCGAGGACCTTCAACGTCACGACCCCCACTTCCATTACCGGCGCCCTGAGCTGGAACAACGTCATCTGCGACCAGGCGGCTGGAGCGATCTGCGCCACCGTCACCGCTGGGAACGCGCTCAAGGTGGATGGTTCCGCCGTCACCCAGCCGGTCAGCCAGGGGACAGCATCAAACCTCAATGCCCAGGTGGTCGGCAACGTTGCCGCTGGCGGGGCACTGGCCGGCAACCCCGTCCGCATCGGCCTCACCGACAATACCCTCGTGCAGAACTGGTTCACCGCCATCACGCTCGGCGACGGCGTTAACGGCAACAACACCGCTGCGGTGGCGGGCTGGGTATGGAACGGCACCACCTGGGATCGGATGCCGGGGTCGACGGCTGGGGTCAAGGCGGTTGTCACCCAGCCGACCGGGACGAACCTGCATGCTGTGATTGATACAGGCTCGACAACTGCCGTCACACAGGCCACTGGGACGAATCTGCACGCCGTAATCGACACAGGATCGACCACTGCGGTCACGCAAGTCACATCATCAAATCTAAAGGCCCAGGTCGACCCCCTGACGGCGGCGTCGTGGGGCATTGCGACCAGCACGCAGAACAGCACGGTGGCGACCAATGGACAGCTCGCCCTCGCACAGTTCAACACTTCGCCCACGACCATCACCACCGGGAACATGAGCCCGCTGCAGCTCGACGCAAGCGGCAACCTGAAGGTCAACATCATAACCGGTGCTGCCACGGGCTCTACGTTTGGGGCGGCGTTCCCGGCCACGGGCACGGCGATCGGCATGACCCAGGGCGGCAACATGGTTGCCCTTTCCGGCACAGCCGGCAACCTCAATGTCCAGTGTGCCAACTGCTCTGGCTCGGGCGTGAGCACGGCTGACCAAGCCGCGTTTGTGCAGGGAACTTCATTGTTTGCTGGCGCTGGCGGCGTGTTTCTCGACACCGCTACGGTGTCCTCGGGCTTCCAGGGCATGTTCCGCATGACCACCAAGCGGGCCCAGATCATCGACACCGACATCACCGGGAACGCCCTCTACACCGCACTGACTGCCCCCGCTAAGATCGACCAGACCACCCCCGGTACCACCAATGGCGTGTTCGTCACCAACGCCACTTCGCTCGGCCGTGCTGCTGCTGCAGCCAGCAACCCCGTGGTCCCCGTTGCAGCCGCATCCACTGCAGGTGCTATCGTTCCGAACAACACGAATTCTGTTGTGGTAAAAGGCTCGGCTGGAACTCTTTTCGGCGTGCAAATCTATGGTCTTGGATCGGCACCTGCCTATCTGAAAATCTACAACGCCGCGACCGCCACCTGTGGCTCAGGCACACCAGTCAAGCGTCTGATGATTCCTGCGGCGGCCACAGCAGCGAATGGCGCCGGCAGCAATGTCACGTTCGGTCCTGGTCTAGCTTTCGGTACAGGCATCACGTACTGCGTGACAACTGGCCTGCCAGACAACGACACAGGAACACCCGCAGCAACCACGTTTCTCGTGAACATGGACTTCGAGTAATGAGAAAGATTGCGATCATAGTCGGCCTGGCTCTATCGGTGATCGCCGCGCAGGCGCAGCTGACGATGACGAACGTGGGAGGGGGAGGGTTCGGGGGCGCAGCGGCTCCGTCTGTCTCTAATAGCGCCTGCCTTCTCGTCCCGGGCGTCATCCTGCCGTGCCAGGACCAGCTCGTTAATACCCCTACTCTCATCGGAGGTTTCTGACATGCTAACTTGGCTCAAGGACGACGGCTGGTTCAAGCTGAGCTTGATCGGCGTCGCATTGCTGGCGGTTACCGCTGCCAGGTCCAACTATACTGCCCCGCAGCCTGGAACCGCGCAGACCGTGGTAGCCTTTGACACGGGACACGGCGGAACAAGCGCCTGCGCTGCCGCTAACACGCAATGCCCAGCGACGGCTCTGATAGATTCCGCGGGGACAGAGAAGCTGACGGGGACCAATCCTGGTTACGTCGGCGTCGCAAGTGATTCATCGACCACCTCCGCAGGAACGACGGCAGTCGCGGGGACGACGGCAACGAGCGTCGTCGGGAAAGCCTCGGCCGGGAACCTGCAGAGCGCCTACGTGACCAGCTCCGCCGCAGGGTGGGTCTTCCTCATCAACGCCACGTCTCTTCCGGGCAACGCGACCCTCACGATCGGGACCGCTTCAGGCAATCTGCAAGGGTGCTTCGAGCTGCAGAAGGGCGTCACGGATTGGGGTGCTAGCATCACCTACAATCCGGGCCCCTGGGAGCATTTCTCCACCGGCATAGTCGTGGCGGTCTCCTCGACCGACTGCCCGGTTCTGACGGCGGCCTCGACCGGCAAATTCATTCACGCCCAGGTGAACTAATATGAAGGCGCGTCTTCTCGCTGCTCTGCTTCTACTGCTCGGCATAGTCGTGCTGGCGCAACAGCCCCAGGCGCAACTTCGTGTTCTGGGTTGCAGCGGCAGCGGCGCTGGCAAAATGATATTGTTCAAGCCATGTACCGTGGCCTCACCCTCTTACGTAGGACCTGGAGATGTTGGGATAACGACCCCCTTGGCGTGGGCGGGCTTACGCGCCTTCAGTGCAGCCACGAGGGGGAACAACGCCATCCATGTATGCAATCCAGGCGACATTACGTGTGCGGACATGGTTACGGACGCGACCACAGGGGCTTTGGTTGTCACGACAGTCGGCGGTTCCGACTGCTCCATAGTCGTTTGCACGGTCCAGACAATCTATGACCAGACAGCGGGCGGTAATTGCACCGGGTCTTGCAATCTCGTCCAGACCACGATCGCTAACAGGGCAGCTTTGACAGTCAGCTGCTCGGGGCTGACATCGCGTCCATGCCTCACCTTAAATGGCACCAGCTCCGTCTATCAGGCGGGCAACTTTTCGGGGCAATCTCAGCCATTTGTATATAACTTTATTTTCAATCACCCATTTACATCAGCACGACAAGACATAGCCGCCACTATTGGCCTAAATTTGGGTGGCACAGCCGGCAATGTGTTTTGCGCCCTCGGCGGCTTCGACCAAATCTCTGGGAGTGGCCTGGATGGGAATTGGGGTTCTCTATCAGTCCTTGGGAACGGTGCCTCATCTGACATCCACGTCAACAGCGCCGCTCCCAATATCGTAGACTGCGGCACTGGCGCCCTCACTACGCCATTCCAACTTGGGGGCACGAGCAACTTTTTAAGTGGGTCTGCGGTTGAATTTGGCGTTTGGAACAGCGGGCCAAGCTCAACTACCATGAACACGCTCAGTGCTAACGCGCATACATTCTGGGGCTTCTGATGCGATTTCGCATATCTGGTATAGCCGCTATTCTGCTTGTTGGTCTCGTCAGCGCGGGCTTCCTGACCGGTCGCACACCGGTCACGACCTATACTGGTTTAGTCGGGACGCGGGCCAAAATCCCCGCGAACTATGACACCTCCAACAACCAGATGATGGCGAAGTCGTTTCACTATGCGCGCGCGAACATAACCAGCGTACAGCCGACATTCGCCTGCTGGTACGAGAATATTTCAAGCAGCAATGCCGAGGCCGCTCCTGGCTCAAACTGCGTTGTCAAGGGGAGCGTCGAGTACCCTCCGGGGACCTGCATCCCCGCTACATTCTCGGGGATGTCTAGCGCTACGGTTACGGCAGGGTTGAGCGTGAAGGCTGATCCCGTTGCGATCACCATCCCAAATGGAGCCAAATACTTCATAAACGAATATATGACCAACGCCTCGGGTCTGATCTACTCTGATCAGGTTGGAGATTGGACGAACGGAGACCGGATCGACGTTGGCGTAAGTGGAATAGCTGATCACACAGTGGATTGCGCTGCGGTTACGCTCACCGTTGGGTTCATGTCATATCCAACATCAATAACCGGGTCCGTTCCGTCCAACCAGGCATCGGTGTGCCTTCTTGGCGACAGCATGACGGACGGACAAGACGATGCCTTCACCGGAACGTCGGGCGACGAAGGATTGCTTGCGCGCTCGGTGGGGCCGTCTTTCGGCTACATCAACATGGGAGTCAACGCCGACTCATCTGGGCGCTTCAATGCGAGCCACACTCAAAGAGCACTGCTCTTGCAGGATTGCACCACCGCAGTCAGTGCCTATGGCCACAACAACTTCTTTGCCGATGGCGAGACGCTGGTGGTAATGGAAGCTAATCAGCAGACTATGTATGGGACAGTCGCCGCCAATCTGATCGGCAGCAAGACGATCATTCAGACAACTCTTCCTCCGACTACAACTTCCTCAGACAACTGGGCCACGCTGGGCAACCAAACCGTCTCCGGATTCAACGCCTCCCTTGCTGGCTACAACAGCGCCCTTCGTGCTGCGACCACGGGTCCAACCGGGGGCTATTTTGACGTGAACAGTGTTGTCGGCACCAGCACCAATACCATGTTCTGGATCACGAACGGCACTGCCTTCTTTATGACCGTAGATGGCGTCCATCCATCGCCTGCTGGATATGCTCTGATCCAATCCAGCGGCATCATCGACACGACGAGGATGCACTAATGAAATGGCGCGTTATCCTGGCATCGGTTTTCGCGATCCTTGCGGCTTTCGCCCCACCAGCGACAGCGCAATTCGCGATCTTTGAGGTCAAGAGCAGTGGAGGAGGAGGGCCTAATACTGTCGCGCTGTCCAACACCTCGATTGTTGAGATGTCGGCCAATGGTACGTTCCTGGGTTCGGCCTCGATCGTGGGATCGTTTACCGGAACCCCGGCATGGTCGTTGACCGACGCCCTCGGGGTGTTCCAGATAAATTCGTCGACCGGCGTGGTGACCGTTCTCAACAACACCAACCTCGTCAATGCGACACACCCAACCATCCCGATCACTATCTCGGCGGCTGGCACCACACCTTCGACCACGCCGGGAAACTTCAACGTCAGTGTAACTGTTGCCGGCGGTCCAGGGCTGGTCGTCGGCACTTACGGCTCTACGGCCTCGAACGGATGGACGACCATTGGACCCAGTAACGGTACGCTGGCCTGCGCGTGCTTCACCAACATCATATACGTGTCCGACAGTCTGGGTGACGATAATCGGGACGGCTCGGTGCCGACATTCGTCGACGACAACAACACTGTTCAGTTCGTTCTCAGCTCAGCGATCACACCTGCGGTAAACGATGTCTATCAAGCCACTGGCGGAACCCAGTTTACAGTCTCAACAGTTTCTGGTGTTGGATCTTATACGTTCTTGCAAACGATGAACCGAACCGGAACCCCTCCCTCGACCGGGACGCTAACTCGTATCTCTGGGTCAGGCCCCATCGGGCCACTTACCTATACGGCAAGGACCCTAGGCATTCACGGCCCAGTCAAGACGTTGATCAAGGGAGCTGGTGGATCGGGGCCAGGGCCTTATGATCCTAATGCCAGCGGCAGCAACAACGGCGACGGAACCGGTCTTGGCAGCATTGGTAACTGGCATACGGCGGGGGCCGGAAATGGCTTTGCTCTGCGCAATGGGAAACCAGATTGGCTTCTGCTTCGCATGGGAGATACGTTCACGAACCAGGCTATCGAAGCGGCGTACAACGGAGGAACGGACAATTTTATAAAAGGCGGATTCTCGGAACAAGAGCCGTTGGTAGTCTCATCCTACGATGAAGCTGTCCCGGCGACATCGCCCGACCTTCCCTCCGGGGCGCGGGCTCGGCCGATCGTGCTTGTTCCTGGGGCGACTGATGCCTATGCGATCATGCAGGGTGACCTACACGGATTTCAAGGACGCGCCGGCATAAGTTTGGCGGGCACCGGCAATCTTGGTTACACTGCCATTATGGGCATAGACTTTTATTCCTCACAACGCGACCCTACTGCTGGGGCATATGTAGGTTCAACCAATGTATCAAGTGCAACTAGCGGGATATTTTTTACATCGGGAATGATTGGAATTTTGATAGAGGATGTTCGAGTTAGATGGGCCAAAAGTGGCATCGCCAATAGCGGGGCTCCTCCGTATATGTCTGATGTCAATATCAGACGAAATCAAGTAGACCATTGTTATACTATGCCAGGGCAAGGATTCTCTCTTGGAATTGTTATGGACAACATAAGCGCCATTGGAGGTCCCATATCCCCTGGTTTCACTATGGACGAAAACGTCATCGATTTGTGCGGTTTTGTCGGCGCCGCACTGACAGCGGGCGACGATCACAGCCGCAATGTCTATATTCAAGGGACCTCCGTATTTGGCAGTCGTCGAGGAAACACGAGCACGCGGAGTGCGTCGGAGGATTTTCAATTTCGATCAGGCGGGGTCATCGACAATAATTTTATGTACGCTGGGAGTTCAAGTGTGGAGGTTGGGCACCCCGAGGGCAATCCCACTTTGGGCAGCAACACGGTTGTCACCAACAATGTGCTATTAACTACTGATTCCCCATTCGGTGTTGGGCGAGGAAGTGGGTTTAATTTTGATAACTCCAACAATGTGACTGCTTCCAACAACGTCATTGCCCATTACGATCCAACGGTTGGGTCTTTCGGTTGGTTTGCTACGACAGATGCTTACAACGGCACTACGCAAGACTTAACGATAACCAACGCCGGCAGCGGCGGAACGGCAGGAGTTTACGGGTGCATAGGTGGCACAGGAAACTTTACTACTGGTGGGCTTGGAACAACAGTTAGCACCTACACCATGACTATTGGGGGAGGATCAATAACCGCTTTAGATTTCATTGAACCCAGGTCCGGCACGTACGAGGTTGGAGATGTGTTGACGCCTGTTTCCGGCTACCCCAGCATCAATACGGCAGGGACCACGCTCAGCAATGTTGGCACTGGGGGAACGCCAGGAAGTTATGGGTTCACTGTTGCAGCACCGTTCTGTGCGTATCATCCAGTTACTCAGGGATTTGGTGCTGGCTCTGGGGTTGCGTTGAGTAATTTCAGCGGCAGCATGGCTGGGTCCGGCGCAATTGCTACGTTTGCCTATTCGCCTTTTAGCAGCATCACGAGAACATTAAATGGGGTCACTGGTTTTTACGAAGCTACCGGTACGCTCAGCACCGGACTTCTAGTCATTGATACAGACAAATTCACGGTCACTGGCAATACTCCATCTGCCTATAATGGTGAATGGACTATCAAATCAGGTGGCACGCCAGACGGTAGCACCCCTACCACCTCAATAGTATGGTCGTTGAACACCGCAATGGACCCTGGACCTGTGACCGTGCCTGGGACTCTTACGGATTACGTCATCACTGGCACAGGCAAGAATTACGTAGCCGGGGATGTTCTGACGGCTTCACCGGGTGGTCTAACCGGATTGAGAATCACAGTCGGTTCAGTGGCGGATCTGAGCGGATGGCAATTAACCGTCGCTACTGTGACCAGCGCAGGCGTTCACAACCTGTCATTCACCGGGAACACTATTTTTAACTGGCCGCCTGACACGATCCCCCCCAGTCCATTGGTCGATCAGGGCGGCATCAACGACTCCCCTGGTGGGATTCCTGGCAGCGGTGCAGCTAATATCTGGACTGGCAACACGAGTTGTCCAACAGCGCAGTTCCCTGGGTCTATTGTCGGGACCGTTCTATCGTCTGGCACGGTGGTTCAGGGAACTATTGCGATTGGGCAAAACCTTGCTGGTCCTGGTGTGACGGCCAATACCACGATCACAGGAGGCTCCGGTTCAAGTTGGGCCGTATTTCCGTCACAAACCGTTCCCGTACCAGTGACAATGTATTCGTACACTTGCACGCCGACGACTGTGTTCCCGCACCCGGAAAACACCGTCGAGACTTATGCCGCCTCGCTTGGGTTGACAGCTACATTTGATGGCTACATGAATGCCGCATCAGCCAATGCGAAGTGGAACTGGAACCCTGTATACACGGCGAACAACGGCATCAATCCCTACATTAGACACGGCTTTGGGATGACGCCATGACCCATCGAAATCTTGTAATAGCTTGTTTTCTGTTGCTGTCCATTGAACAGGCAAATTCCGCGACCTGGAACATCGACGGTGTGTTCGCTACCCAGACTTTCGATTCGGTAGACTGCCCCAGTGGTCCTTACGATTCTAGCTGCTTTTACCATAGCGTGTTCAACATTAATAACCCACTAACTGGTAGCTTCGATATATCCAACGGCGTGGTCACTAACTTCGATCTAAATTTCGGTGGCCTGCATTTTACCAAGGGCTCTGCTAGTGGAATTGAGAACGGAGAATTTTTCTACTATTCGATCTCACCCACTTACACAGTATTGCAATTCGCGTTTGCGGATGGCGTTCTCTCAGATGGGCTACTTCATCTTTGGACAGATTATGATCCCTGGTTCAACTGGGACTACAAGTTCACCAACCTGACCGGCACAGCAGTCGATCCCCCAACAGTAACCCCGCTACCCCCGGCGCTCCCGCTATTTGCCTTTGGGCTTGGCGTGCTATTGTGGCGAGGCACGAGGGCTAAGGACGAGGATGCGCGATGAGCTTCAGCGGCACCTACCTATTCGCGGGGATCGTTCCTGACGGCGATTGTCTCGTCTATGCCGCCATCAACCGGGTGACCGGTGACTTCTACCTCGGGGCCACTGAAAAAGGGCTTGCCGCTCGTCGACAGAAGCACCTAGCTAACGCCGCTCGCGGACAGGCCGGCAAGTTCTATACGGCAATCCGCAAGTATGGTGCCGATAACTTCGACTTCATCCCGCTGAGCGAGTGCCGAGACTTCTGGGACGCGCTTGACTTCGAGCGGGTCTGCATCGCCCTCATGCTGCCTCGATACAATCTCACTGCAGGAGGTGGGGGCATCAAAGGTTATCGACATACCGAGGAAGCGCGTGCGCTGATGTCGGCGACGAGGAAAGGTCGACCGGGCCCGTGGTCAAACGGCATGTCCGAAAAAATGAAAAACAGGCTGCGGGCCGCCAATGCTGCCACCATCGGGAAACCGCGAACGGAGAGGGAGGTGCAGGCGAGGCAAAAGAATGCTCGACTTGCCAACGAAGGCCGGCGCAAGCCCGTTATTTGCGTCACGGATGGGGAAATGTACGGGAGCGTCACAGAGGCTGCGGCGGCGTACGGGCTCACCAATGGTCGTGTAAGCTACCATTGCGGCGGTGATCATAAATCTCGGCGCGGGCTTCAGTTCCGTTATGCGGAGCGGCCGGAATGAGCTACAGTGGGACGTACAATTTTTCACCTTCGGTGGCGGAGTTGGTCCTGAATGCCTATGGCAGGATTGGACTTCGAGGTCCCGCCTTAGTCGCCCAACATTGGGTGGACGCAAGAACCGAGGGGAATCTGCTTCAACTTGAATGGCAAAATCGCGGCGTTCAATTATTCACAGTCGACCTGCAGACCGTCCCCCTCGTCGCCGGTGTTGCCACCTACAGCGTCCCCGACAACACCATGATGATCCTCGACACCTACATTGAGGTCAATTCCGGGGGGCAGCCGATCGACCGCATCATCCTCGGCGTCAGCCGATCCGACTATGCGGCGTATCCCAACAAGACCATCCAGGCTCCTCCGACAACGTGGTGGTTTGACCGTCTCATCTCCCCCACCATCACGCTCTGGCCGGTCCCGGACAGCAGTCAGCCCTATGTACTGAAGTACTACCGCTATCGCCTGATTCAGGACGCCGTCCTCGCTGGGGGCATCCAGCCCGAGATGCCCGTCCGCTGGCTGGACGCATGGGCCGCGGGTCTTGCGCACCGCCTGGCCAGGCTCCATGCTCCGCCGCTCGAGCAGCTGCGCAAGGCCGACGCTGAAGAGGCTTGGCAGAACGCGGCGACACAGGATTTTGAAAACACGCCCATCCGCATCCAGCCAATGATCTCGACTTATTGGAGAAGGTAGCGTCGTGAGCTTTCGACCCCATCCAAAGCGGGCGCGCGTCGATCCTGGGTCTCCGCGGGCCTGGGCCACATGCGACGGTTGTGGCACGATAACAAACATTAATAAGTTGCGCTGGCGGTACGAGTGGACGGGCCCGCAACTGCAAAATCTTCGCTTTCTGCGGTGCGAATTGTGTTTCACCCAACCCAACCCCACGCTTCGCACCATCATTCTGCCACCCGATCCTGTTCCCGTGCTCAACGCGCGGGTCGAAAACTACGGGGTGGACGAGGCGCCTGGTCTGAGGGTCACGGCCGATCGGCACGGGCTGCGGGTCATCATGCGGGCCCCGGGGGTGCGTGGCGGGTGGCGTATCGTGAGCGGCAACGACTCACTGCAGACCAGCTTCTGAGGGCGCCACATGCCAGTCGTCCCATACCAAGCCCAATACGCGATCCCCGATCTCCCCGCGGGGACCACGGTGGTGGGCGTCGAGCAGGTTGAGGCCATCCAGAACGGCGTGTCTGTCAGGCTGACGACAGCCCAGATCGCGGCGCTGGGTGGGGGTGGGGGAGGTGGGGTGCCGACGATACGGCTTCCAGTGTTTGCCTCGACGATCAACATTCTGGCGTCGGACATTGAGGTCGGCGTGAACACCTCTGCGGGCCCCGTAACGGTCAACCTTCCAAGCGCTCTGACGTGGTCGAGCACCAGGTCTCTCGGGTTGGACCTCACCATCCTCGATGCATCCGGACTCGCCGCGACCAACAACGTGACGTTCGTCCTCAACGGCGGGGACATTGTCCTGCAGATGCCGACGCTGCCGCCATTGACGCAGAATTACGCCTCTCTCCGACTACGGCCGTTCGGCACCGTGTCGGTTGTCGGCTGGTACATCAGAGGGATTGGGTGATGCTCAGGATCGGTCTTGCCATCGCGATCGCGTCCATCTCCGGGGCCGCGCATGCCCAGAGCGGCCTGGCTCCAGCCAACCGGTTTTGGGCCGGCCCACCCTCCGGGCCGCAGGCCTTCCCCAGCTTCCGCGCTTTCGTGGGAGCTGACTTCCCGGCCACGACCATCCCGACCTCCGCGCTGGTCACCCCGTCGACCACGGTCAATGGTGTGACCTGCACCCTCGGGCAGGCGTGCAGTATCACGGCGACCGTCGGCGGTGTCACGATTGGGACTACCACGATCTCTGCTGGGACGAACCTGCGGGTGCTCTACGACAACGCAGGAGTTCTAGGAGAATATACGAGCGCCCAGCTCACGGCCTTTGTGAACCTTGCCACTGCTTCGCTCGCAGGTACGATCCCAGCATGGCCCAACAACCCGACCACCTTTTTCCGTGGTGACGGGAGCTACGCGACGCTAAACTTCGCAGCTGTAGGTGGGACGATTGGGTGCGGACAGCTTCCTGCTCTGACAGGAGACATCACGTCGTCCGCATGCGCCACGACGCTCCCGAATGTGAACACCAACATCGGAACGTGGGGCAGCTCGACCTTCATCCCCATCATCACGGTGAACGCCAAGGGTCAGGTTACTGCAGCCTCGCAGGTTGCAGCGCCTACTTCTTCGGCTGGCTCCCTGACAGGGACCACGCTCGCGTCCAACGTCGTTACATCGTCATTGACCTCAGTTGGCACGCTTGTCGGTGGAGCGGCAAGCACTGGCTTCACCGTGCAGGCCGGCAACGTCACCTGGACAGGGACTATCCCGCACGCTCAGATTCCGATCGCCACGGCGAGCTTGCTTGGCGGTGTTATCCCGGACGGCAGCACGATCACCGTCGATGGGGCTGGGCACATTGCGGCGCCTGGAAGTGGCGGCGGCACGGTCTCCAGCTGCGCTCAGTACAGCATCGGAGCATGGACCGGCGCTGGCACGACGACCACGATCAACTGCGTGGCGCCGGCAGCAAACGCCATCCTCGTTACCAACGGAACTAACGTCCCATCTTTGGGGACATCGCTCCCAACTGGAATGGGGATAAATGCTACCAACATGACCTGGACCGGCACCGTCCCCGGAGCCAACATTCCGGCCGTAAACCTTGCGGCTGCAGGCAACGGTGGGGTAACCGGGGATCTTCCCATCACCCAGGTCGGCAATGGCGGAAACATCTCTGCTGCTAATTGGGCGACGAATGGTCTTCGCATCAAAATGCCAACCAGCACGCTGACCAACACTGCCGGCGGGGCGGTGGCGACCGCATACACCGATCTGATTGCCGGCAACACCATTGCAGCCTCAAGCGCGTCCGCCTACACAAACTACATCACCACGTTCTTCAGTGCCCCGACGGCCGGAAGCAACGTGACAATTACCCACCCATGGGCTCTCGGGACCAGTGGGGATTCATGGCTCAATGGTCATGTCGTCATAGGAGGGCTTATTCCGAGCGATTGGCCAGCAGACGGCTTTTCAGTGGGAACTACACTCAATGCAGCTAGTGCAGTCGGGGTCAGCTCCAATAGTGTCCATACTGGAAGTTTTACTGACAACTTTGAAATACAGACTGCCCCCACCTCTAGCGGGACATTCACGAATTTCTGGAACATCAGAATTCAGGATATATTCCAATCCGGTGGTGCGATCACCAACCAATACCAATTGACAATCGACGCGCCAACCAAAGGAACGACGATCAATCAAGCGATCTATACCGCAGGTGCCGGGAGAGTCGGCATCGGAACCAGCAGCGCCTCTACACATCTCCACGTCAATGACAACACCACGCAGAACATCGCAGCTCCAGCACAGACAGAACTTTTTGTAACCCCAGCAGACGGAGCCGGGGGTGTCTTGTCCTTGATGGGGATCGGAGGCGGTTTTACCAATCCGCAATTTATCGGGGTGAAAGTTGGCGGCACGGCTGCCTCTCCCACTGCTGTCGCTGGCAGCAGCGTATTGTTCCAGATTTTTGCTGATGGCTACAACGGCTCGGGATATACTCCCGGCGGCCGAATTGATTTTGTGGCTACTGCTGCGAATTGGAGTGGGACAAATAACGGGGGCACGGTTGACATCTATGCTGTACCTAACGGCTCCACAGGAGCAGTTCTGTCTGCTCGTTTCAATGGCTCTGGTGGCGTTGGGATCGGAGTTCTTACAGACCCTGGAAATGGAACCCTGCAACTAAAGACGCAGAACTTCTCTAGCCTAACAGGCTGTTCTGCCCTCACAGAGGGCACTCTGGCTTCTGTTACAAACTCCAACATTAACACATGGGGGGGTATAATTGGGTCGACGACACCTGGGACTCATGTCTTAGCATACTGTGACGGGACAAATTGGACTGTTGCGGGGAAATAAATGGCCGATGAAGCTGATCTCGCTGTTAAAAAGGGCCTCGTACAGACGCTGGGCCAACTCGTCGCGGCGATCCAGGCATCTTTCCCTATTTCCGGGACGATCGCCGGCACGGGGCGGCTCCTGCCAACCACGTTCGCCTCGCTCCCTGCCGCATCAGCCGCCAACCGAGGCTCGATCACGTGCGTGACCGACAGCAACACCGCGGTGTGGGGTGCAACGATCGCGGGCGGCGGGGCCAATGTTGTGCTAGGCTTTAGCAATGGCACCGTTTGGACGGTCGCCGGAAAATAGGAGGCGACCATCTCTCTCACGTATACCAGCTTCGTCTCCGCCCTCGCTAACCGGATGGCAATCCAGAACACGGCGAGCCCGGCGTTTCAGACCGAGCTGCCCAACATCATCGATGCGGCCGAGCAGAGGTGCTACCGCGAGCTGGACATGAAGGATGCCAGCATTGTCGACTCGTCTGCCATCCTCACCCCGAATTCGCGCAACTTCACGCTTCCGACCACGAACGGGCGCTTTGTGACGGTCGAGCAGGTCAATATCCTCGTCCCCGTGGGGACCACTGCTGCGAACGGCAGCCGCGTTCCGCTTCTCCCGGTTTCGCTCGATAGCCTCGACCGGATGTGGCCATCGGAGGTGGCAGCAACGACACCGTCCGTTCCATCGGTCTTTGCCAATTCCGCTCCGACTGCCGGTAACCTGACCACCAGCCAGACCATCCGGGTGGGAGCGCCTCCAGACGCGGCTTATGCGGTCGAGGTCATGGGGAGCGTGCGCCCGACCCCGCTCTCGAACGCGAACCAGACGACGCTGCTGAGCCTGTATTTGCCAGACTTATTTTTTGCTGCAGCGATGGTGGCGGCTTCAGCCTATCAGAAGAACTTCGGCGCCCAGGCCGACGATCCCAAAATGGCGGCAAGCTGGCAACAACAATACGACATCTGTAAGAACTCAGCGGTCGCTGAGGAATTCCGAAAGAAATACGCAGGCTCCGCTTGGAGCGCGGAGTCGACGTCGCCAGAAGCGCAACCGCCGAGGAACTAAAATGGCATGGGGGTCGATGCGCCTAAAGCCTGGGGTGAATGTAGAGCAGACGCCTACTCTGCTTGAGGCCAGCATTTCTGCATCCTCGCAGATCAGGTTCCGAGACGGCATGGCCGAGAAGCTCGGGGGGTGGAGCAAGTTCTTTCCGTCTCTTGTGCCGGGCGTGCCCAAGGCTTTACACGCCTGGTCTGACCTCAATGCTGCCAATCACCTTGCCGTAGGCACGACTTCACAGCTCGGGATCATCACCGGGAGCGTACTGCAGGACATCACACCGCAGACTTTTCTGTCGAATGGTTCAGTCGGTGTCGGGGCAGGGCAGATCAATTTCTCGACCATCATCAATACGACTGTGATTACGGTCGTTGACGACAATGTCACGAACGTGTCGTTGTTCGACTTCGTGTTTTTCAACACGCCGGTCTACATCGCCGGCAGCGGCATTGTGCTCACTGGGCTCTATCCGATCGTGACCACTGGGCCTGGGATTCACACCTATCAGATCAACGCAGCCATGAATGCGACCGCAACGGTGAACAATTCCGGGCACGTCCCGATCTTCACCACAACCAGCGGCTCATCGACGGTTTCGGTGCAAATAAATGCCCATGGACTGTCGGTGGGTAGCCAAGTCGTTTTTCCGATACCCACGACCGGAAATGGCGTGACGGTCGACGGTGCCTATACGGTGCTCAATATCGGGGACCCCGATAACTTCAGGATAACGGGTTCCACGTTGGCGACTGGCACTGGATCGTTCGATATGAACGGTTCGAACGTCCAGCTGCTCTACGACATCAACCTCGGCCCGGCTGCGCTCGGCATCGGCTACGGGTCTGGGAATTATGGGGCCGGCAATTTCGGCACGGGGAACATCCCCGCGAGCCAAACTGGGATACCGATCTCTGCTACGGACTGGACGCTGGGCAACTGGGGAGAAATCCTCATCGCGTGCCCGAAGGGCGGAGGCATCTATCAGTTCGACCCGACCGGGGGCTTCCAGAACGCAGGCATCATCAGCGGCGCTCCGCCCTTCAACACTGGCATGTTCATCGCCATGCCGCAGCAGATGATCGTGGCCTTCGGGAGCACGGTGAATACAGGGCTTGGACCGTTGCAAGACCCGATGGAGGTCGCGTGGTGCGACATCTCCAACTTCAACCAATGGGTTGCGGCGTCGAACAACCAAGCCGGAAAATTTCGCCTCTCGCCAGGCTCGTCGATCATCGGAGGACGCCAGGGCCCCAACAATGCGATGCTATGGACCGACCTAGACCTCTGGACGATGAGTTATCTCGGGTCCCCCTTGGTCTGGGGCTTCAATAAGGTTTCAGGTGGATCAGGGCTGATTGGGTTGCGCGCGCACTGCGAGCTGTCCGGGACGGTCTATTGGATGGGGCAGAGCAACTTTTACCAAGCGGGTCCAGAGGGGGTTGGGGTTCTGCCGTGCTCGGTGTGGGACGTGGTCTTTCAGAACTTGACGAAGACCAGCGACGCGACGGGTCCCAATATCCGCAAGTGTTGGGCCTGGGCGAATACCCCCTTCAATGAAGTGTGGTTCTTCTATCCGTCGGCTTCAAGCGCCGGTGAGTGCGACAGCTACGTCAAGTACAACCATCTATCCAAGGCCTGGGACTACGGTTTGATGCCGAGGTCGTGCGGCATCAACCAATCGGTCCTCGGCAACCCGATCGCAGCGACCCCCACGGGACTGATCTACCAGCACGAGACCTCTCCGGATGCTGACGGCGCCCCGCTCGCGTGGAGCTTCACGACCGGCTACTTTATGATCGGAGAGGGCGAGGATTCGGCCTTCGTCGACCTCATCATCCCTGACTTCAAGTTTGGGATGGGGACGAGCCAGAACGCCAATATCAACATCAGCATCAACGTCACCGACGACCCCTCCGGGACGATCAGCACGCTTGGGCCATTCTTGGTCACCTCGACCACGCCCGAGATTCAGGACCTGCGTCTGAGGGGACGCATGATGTCCTTCACGGTCGGGGGCAACGATGTGGGGTCGTTCGCGCGGCTGGGTCGGTGCAGGTACAGATATGCTCCAGACGGGAAGCACCCCTAGCGGAAACTGACGTGCTTGCAGAAGTCCTCGAAGTCTTCGCTGTACGCATAGGCCCCAGCCAGTCCGAGAAGCCAGTAATTGAACCGACCGTAGACGCCCGGAAAGCCGGTTTCGTAGAGCGAGCCTAAAGGCAACCACTTCCATACATGGAGGGCCAGCCAGCATCCGAACCATTGCGCGCGCTTTATTGGTCTCATCGGCCGATACTGAGGCCGCATCCTTGCCCCCGTCAACCATGGGGCGTAAGGTGCCCCGGAGAACCCAGCGGCTCTGGGCCACCGTCTGACCGTCCGAGGGCCCCATGCCGCTGCACCCGGGGACGAGCCCCGCTACCTTCTCACAAAATGTCTCTGAGATGATTCGGGCAAATCATCCCAGGGCCCAGGCGTTGGCAGCGGCCTATCGCGAGCAGAGGCAGTCCCGCGCTCCTGGCGGCCCCGTCTTCCCGCCTGTGGCGGGCCAGGGCTCGTTTTCTGGCCCGCAGGCTGGCTTGGGTGCCCTCGCCCAGCAAACCTCTCCACAGGGCGCCCCCGGCCTGTCTATGGGCATGCCACGGCTGCCAGGCCCTCCGCCGCCCTCGATGGGGGGTCTCGGTGCGCTCGGCGGGACCCCCGCGGCCATGGGGGGCCTCGGGAGGCTCCCCGGCATGGCGGCCGGCGGCCCCCCGCAGATGCCTTGGTTCGCAAAAAACGAGGCGAGGTCCCTTATGCACACGGGGCCCGTGATCGGGGCTGGGCTCGGAAGGGGTGATGCTAAGAGCGTTTCAGTGCCCGGAGGGTCGCACGTGATCCCCGCCGACGTCGTTTCTGGTATTGGACAGGGGAATTCCGGTGCGGGTCATTCCATCCTGAGCAGAATGTTCAGCGGGGGGCCTTACGGAGTATCCGCCCCCCGTGGGGGACGTGGGATGGGACTGCCGAAGCCGCCGAAGGCAGGCGGGTTCGCACAAGGGGGAGCACCCCACAAGAATGTTGCGATTCCTATCCGCATCAGCGACGGCGAATTTACGGTTCCGCCGGACGTGGTGAACGCGATCGGGGGTGGCGATCAGGAACGCGGCCACGCCATCTTGGACGCCTTCATAAAACACCAGCGGAAGCTGCACATTAAGACCTTGCGTCAGTTGCCGCCGCCAGCAAAGGACTGAACATGGACACAGCCACGCACACCGCAGAGCAGACAGGCCCGCGATCGCCGCAGATGACCCCCTCGATTGTTCGGCTGGGTCAACGTGACGAGATGGCGGATTTGGTCGCACTGATGCGCGAGGGTTCTCAGGAGCAGGATTTGTTCCCGGTGGACGAGGCGCGCGCGCGCGACATGCTCAACCGAGCCTTCAACCGCGAGGGCGGCATCACCGCGGTGATAGGCCCCAAGGGCGCCATCGAGGCTGCGATGTATTTGTCGCTTGCGTTGCCACTCTATTCGGCGGTCTGGCACCTCGAGGAGACTTTCGTGGTCGTGCGGAAGGCGTTCCGCCGCTCCACGCACGCCAAGGCTCTACTGGGGTTTGCGAAGAAATGCTCGGACGAGCTGAGTGTGCCTCTGCTGATCGGCGTATTGTCCAACGAGAGAACAGAGGCGAAGGTTCGGTTGTACCGGAGGCAGTTCGGTAGGCCGGTCGGCGGATTCTTTCTTTACAACGTGCCGCGCTGGGACCTCGAAGACGTCAAAGGGTAGGCCATGGGCTCCAAGGGCAGTAACACAACCACCTCATCCAGCGCGCCGCCTCCGTGGCTGAGCAGCGCCTATCAGGATGTCCTGGGCCGCGCGACGAGTGCGGCGAACCAGCCCTATCAGGCCTACACTGGGGAGCTGGTCGCACCGGTCAATGCGGAGGAGCAGGCTGGCATTGGTGGGATCAACCAGTACGCCAACTGGGCGCAGCCCTACTACAACGCGGCGGCTGGCTATGCGACGAGCGCAGCGCAGCCGCTGACGCAGTCGCAGATTCAGCAGTATCAGAACCCGTTCACCCAGCAGGTCGGTGGTGCGACGGAGCAGTGGCTGGCCAATTTGAATGCGCAGCAGGACCAGCAGGTCCTCGGCAACGCGGTCTCGCAGGGTGCGTGGGGCGGCGATCGGGCGGAGATCGCCCGAGCGAACTTGGCGGGCCAGCAGACCGCGGCCGCGGCTCCGACGCTCGCCGGCATCGCTTCGCAAGGGTACACGCAGGGCGTCCAGACGGCAGAGCAACAGCAGCAGAACCAGGCGCAGGCGGCCTATTCGCTCGGGAGCCTCGGGACGCAGGCGCAGCAGGCCGGTCTCACGGGTGCGGGAGCACAGATACAGGGCGGGCAGTTGCAGCAGGGCACCCAGCAGGCGCTCAATCAAGCGCAGATGCAGCAGTTCTACACGGCGCAGGGATACCCGTTTCAGGTCGCCAGCTACCTCGCGGGCATTGCGGGAGGCCTCGGCGGTGTGGCTGGGGGGACGTCGGAGACGACCAAGCCAGCGCCGAATCCGTTTGCGCCGTATCTCGGCATCGCGGCGACGGCAGCGGGTGCCTACATGGGCGTGGCGCGCGGCGGCGGCATTGGCCCTATGCAGCACTTCGATGCCGGCGGAGCGCCGTCGGTGCCCTACAGCGGCGGGATCAACTTCATCCCCTCCATCCAGATTCACCCTGGGGGTGGCCCACCGAAGCCGCCTGATACTGGGGAGGAAAAGCCGTCCAGCCTCACGGGTGGTGATAGCCTCGGGAAGGGCCTCGGCCAGTGGCTTTCTAAACGGAACGGCATCAGCACCAGCGGTTCTGGCTTCCCGATGGAGGGGTCGGCTGATGCTGAGAATCTGATCTACGAGGCCCACGGCGGCGGCGTTGGTCTCGGAGACATCGGTCAGGGGTTTGCCGGCGACGACTATGGCGGCGATCTCACGGCCAACCCGTGGCCGCGCCCGAATGACTACGTCGGGAGCGACCAACCGATAGACGCCTCCGACATCGTGCTGAAGGGAGGGACCGGTGGGCTCGGGCTCGGTGAGAAATACGAGCCGACCAACGCGGCGATCCAGGCGGACGATGGGATTGGAGCCATCAACAAGGCTCTGCGTCAGACACCGCCGTCCAGGGCGATGGGCTTTGCCGGCAGTCCCAACGTCGCGGAAGGAATCGATGCGCCAGCGTATGCGCCGACGAGCAGACATCCGCCCCCCACCGGGGTCAGCGCGGAGAACTTCACCCCGCAGCGTCCCGATGACACCCGCACCTGGCAGCAGCGGCTCTCGCTGCCGTTGATGCAGGCCGGTCTCGCCTTGATGGCGAATCGCTCTCCGTACCTGGGTGAGGCGATCGGCACCGCCGGTCTCGCCGGGATCAGCGGCTACCTCGGGCAGGAGAGGGAGCGCCGCAGCTCCGAGGAGAAACAGCAGGACGTCGAGCAGAAGGGCGCACAACTCTCTGAGTTGGCGCAGTACCACAGGGACATTCAAGACAGAGCAGATAAGACGCTCGAACAGGCGCAATTGACGCACGGCTATGAGCGGATGCCGGACGGCTCGGTCAGGGCAATACCCGGCGGCCCTGCCGATCCCGCGACAGTCCGCGCACAAGCGGTCGCGAAACGTGTTCCGGGCATGGATGACGATGCGCTGCATACGATGGTGCAGGCCTATCGTGGAGGCAATACGGGGGTGTTGAGCGGGATTAGCCGTGGCGTTTCCGGCCCCGACAACCTCAACCGGTTTTGGAACATGCTATCCACTGATCTCAAGGCCGAAGGCGCGACCGGAACCGATCTCAATGCAGCCAAAGCCAACTTCATGGCACAGTCCGCGGCCGCGCGCACTGCTGCTCAACGCGAAGCCACAATTTCGACGGCTGTCAACGAAGCCAAAGGCACGTTCCCGCTGGTGCTTCAGCGCTCGCTTGAGCTACCGCGCACCAATTACGTTCCGGTTAACACGCTCCTGAAGATGTGGAGAGAAGGCACCAGTTCTCCCGAGCAGGGACGCCTTGCTGTCGCCCTCCAGGGCGCGATCACGGCGTACTCCCAGGCCATGTCGCGCACTGGAGCGAATACCGTCTTTGCCCAACAGCACGCCGAAAGCCTCCTGTCTGGCGTAACGAGCCACGAGGCGCTTGCAGCGCGCATCGAGCAGATGCAGCAGGAAATGGGAATTGCTGAGCAGGCTCCGGAGCAGACGAGGAAGGGAATTCTAGATCGCATCCTCGGGCGACCTCCCGGAGAAATCCAGGGTAAAGCCACCGCGCCTGCCGGCACCACACTAGCCCCTCCCCCGCCAGACATCGCAGGCCAGTACCGCGCCGCTATTGCGGCTGGAAAGCCCAAAGCGTTGCTCGATAAACGCCTTCAAGAGCAAGGCTACAGCCCGCCATGAGCGACCTCGCCGTCCGCGCATCCCATCAGGCTTGGTTGAGGCTCAAGCGAGCTTCTGGCGGGCGCGTGGGGTATGCGGAGGGGGGAGCGCCAGACGATACCGTGCAGGCTCTGTCCGACTACGCGAGTACGCTGCATCCCCAGCCCGGCGCTACGCATGAGCCGTGGCAGAATCCCATCCCGAGAGGCGGGGCGATAGACACACTGACCGGTCTCGGCGGTGGTGAGCGCTATCAGCTTTTCCCCGAGCGCCTCGTGCGTGGGTTTGCTGGTGCTGCCAACGAGGCGCAGCAGGCCGCGCAGGAATACACCAACCCGGGAGCATACGCGCAGTCCTCCGATGTTCTGCCGGAAGACAAGCTCGCAGCAGCAACGACCGAAGCAGCGTTCACCCTCGGTGCCGGCGCGCCAGGGATGGCGGAGCGAGGGGCGATCGGAGCGTTCGGAGGAAGGCCCGGCACAATCAAGGTGCCGCTTGACCAGATCGAGCACGGCGAGGCGGCGATGCCGGGCGGAACGCTGACATGGCCTGGCGCACGCGAAAAAGTCGAGGAGTACGCGAGCCGTCCCACGCCGCTCCCTCCTATCGAAGCAATTCCACCTGAGACCCCCGGCGGTAAATGGATGATCGAAGACGGGAGCCACCGGTATGAAGCGGCAAAGCTGCGTGGTGACAAGACCATCGATGTTGTAGCTCCGACGAGCGCGGTGCCCCCGGAGGGCCTCGACAAGCTGACGGTCAACAGCATCCTGCATCCGGACACGCCAGCGTATGCCGGCAGCCGTGGGGTCGAGGACGTCGCGGCCGACCTGCACGCGCGCAGCATGAATACCCTGCAGGAGATGGGTGTCCCCGAGGGGCGCATCACCGAGCCTCACCCGGAGCACGACGAGATCATCTCGCATGCAATGGCGAGCGAAGCACAGGCTGCGCTGAACCGCCCAGGTGCGAACGCCGCCGACTGGTACACCGGCAAGGTCCGCGAGGCGATGGGGCTCGCCGCGACCATGCACCCGGAGCTTGCAGAGGACCCGCTCGCCAGGACTGCGTACACGGCGGCGCTCTCGATCACCTCGCAGGGCGAGAAGGTGCCGTCGAACGTGCGTTTGGCCGAAGGTGCCTATCGCTACTTCAAGGAGACAGGTCGCTTCCCAGAGCGGCTCTCTAGGGACAATTCTGACATTGGGATCGGCGCGAAGGCTGGCGGCGACATGGGCGAGAACTTCGCCAAGCTCAACAGCCTAATCGACGAGCGCGGCATGCAGGGCATGCACGACTTCCTGCACAGCCAGATGTCGATGCGCGATCTCAAGGCCCTGGGTGGCTCCGCCAAGGAGAAGATGGACACGATGGTTCACGGGTCCGCCATTTTCGGGCCCAAGGTCGGCGGCGGTTTTTTCCAGAACCTCAACGGCAACTACGATCCGGTCACCATGGACCTCTGGTTCATGCGCAACTGGGGGCGCCTCACCGGCACGCTGGTCGGCAAGGTCGACCCCTCGGCACAATCGGAGAGACTGATCGAGGCGATGAAAAAGGCCGGCATGCGCCCGCCCAATTCCGACGAAGCTCTTTTGCAGTCCGCCAATGATCTGATCGCGAAGCACGAGAAGGACTACAAGGCGAACCGGAACAACCCGGATTACCAGAAGTCCGAGTTGACCTATGCGGCCGAGCGCTACCAGAAGGCCATCCAGGGCATCAACGAGAAACCAACCTCGGGTGGGCAGCGGGACTGGATGCGTGCCCGGGTCAACCGGGCCAGGGAGATTCTGGCCCAGAACGGCACGAACGTCACCAATGCCGACCTACAGGCTATCCTATGGTACCCAGAAAAGGAGCTTTATGGTAAGCTCGGGGCACGTAGCAAAGACCTCAACGTCGACTACGCCAGCGTGCTGCGCGGCGTGGCCAAGGCCAATGGAGTCTCCGATGATGCGATCGAACGAGCCATATATGCCGCACATAACGGACCCGGACCCGCCGCGGCCTCACATGACGCGCGAGGAGATCAAGGCCGCGGTCAAGGCGCTCCCCCAAACAACCCCCGAGCAGTCCAAGGAGGTCCGCGAGCGGCTGGCGCGGCAGAACCCGTTCCACCCGAAGCAGCAGGACGAGGAGAGCCGGCTGGAGGAACAGGCCTGGCACAAGCACAGGGAGAGGCAGCGCGGCTCGCCGGAACCAGGAAGCCGTTAGAAGGACTTCCCCGGGGGCCGTTCACGCTGGCAGGCAAGCCATACGTCCCAGGCCCGAACGCTGCCATCCATGACGCCGCCGAAGGCTACATGGCGAGCGCCGGCCTCAAGTACGATCCACCGCAGACCTACCAGAAGGTAGACAAAGACCGCGCTGCTCGCATCGCGCAAGCCTTCGATGAGATGAAGCACCAGCCTAACAATCCGGCTGTGCGCGCATCCTACAATGCGATGATCGACGAGACGCTGGCGCAGTACCAGTCGCTCAAGAGGCTCGGTATCAAGTTCGAGGCGATCAAAGACGGGCAACCTGATCCCTATCGCGAAAGCCCGCGGCTCGCCGCCAAGGACGTCGCGGAGAATAGCCATCTGTGGTTTTTCCCCACCAGGCAGGGGTTTGGCACTGTTAGCAAGAAAGAGCTGGCCAACAACCCGATGCTGCGCCCCACCAACGAGGTGGTCGACGGCCATCGTCTTCTCGCTAACGACGTGTTCCGCATCGTCCACGATGTCTTCGGACACTTGAAGGACGGCAACGGATTCCGCGCTGACGGCGAGGAGCATGCCTGGCGATCGCACTCCGCTATGTATTCAAACCTTGCGCGGCCGGCGATGACCAGCGAGACCCGCGGGCAGAATTCCTGGCTGAACTATGGTCCGCACGGTGAAACGAACAGGACCGCCAAGCCGGCCGACACAACCTACGCCGACCAGAAGGCTGGGTTACTCCCCCGGTGGGTGGTCGATGAAGGGCGCGGTGATCCAGTAAAGCCGAAGCGTGCCACCGGAGGTGCGGTTATGTCCCACGACCACGCCGCCCGCCGGGCGCACCCCGCCCCGACCGACGGGCAGAAGGAAGCCGGCAACTACCGCAAGGGCCACACGAGCATCCACGGCATCCCGATCGCGATCGAGAACGCCAAGGGCTCGACCCGCAGGGGCATCGGGCATGGCGGCAAGCCGTGGTCGGTCCAGATGCCGGCGCACTACGGCTACGCCAAGGGCACCAACGGAGCGGACGGGGACGAGATCGACTGCTATATCGGTCCCCACCCGACCAGCCGGAAAGTCTTCGTCGTCAACCAGCACGACGCCGACAGTGGGAAGTTCGATGAGCACAAAGCGATGCTGTGCTATGCCAGCAAGGCGCAGGCACTGCGGGACTACGAGAAGGCGTTCTCCGACGGCAAGGGCAAAGACCGGGTCGGGCATGTGGTCGAGATGTCGGTCGAGGACTTCAAGGAGCGGCTGAAGAAGCCCGGCGCTTTCCGGAAGTCGATCGCGCGCGCGGCTGGGGGCCGCATCGGCTACGCTGATGGGGGTGGGCCTGGGATGTTCGACGACATCCCCGCAGGGCAGGGGGGGATGTTCGATGACATCCCCGCAGCCAAGCCGATGTCGTGGAGCGATGTCCCGGGGGAGGCCCTTAGAAACGCACCATCGAGCGCAGTTCGCTTGGCGAAGGATGTGGCGCAGCCGTTCCTGCATCCGCTTGATACGCTGGGCAACATCGGCGAGCTTGCGGCCGGCGCGGCACAAAAGATGGGCTTGGCCTCCGGTACTGAGGGCATACCCAAGGTCGATGCTGTCGGGCAGTTCTTCAAGGACCGCTACGGTGGGGTTGAGAACATTAAACACACGCTGGCCGAAGACCCTGTAGGTGCGCTTGCTGATGCGTCGGTGGCCTTGACTGGCGGTGAGACTGCGCTGGGGCGGCTCCCTGGTATTGCTGGGAAGGTGGGCGAAGCCTCTGGTACAGTTGGACGGGCCGTCAACCCGCTCTCTCTGGCGGGAAACGCTGTCAAAGGCGCTGGGTCACTCATCGGCAAAGAGACTCTCCCCGAACGGCAGATGCTTGCCAATGCCGACGTGATGATGACCCCGGGCCAGATGAAGGGCGGCGTTGGGAAGTCGTTGGAAGACGCCGCAACCAGTGTTCCCATATTGGGGGACTTCATCAACGCTGGTCGGCGTAATTCCGTCGAATCCTTCAATCAGGCGGTGATGAACCAAGCACTTGAGCCGATCGGAGAAAGCCTCTCACGAGGAAACAAATCAGGGCATGAGGCAGTCGCGGAGGTGGCGACCAAGCTCGGGGACGCCTATGACGTTCTGACCCCGAAACTGACTTACGTGCCAGACGCACAATTCGCCAACGACATGAGGCGTGTCATCTCTCGCGATGTATCGATCCTTCCTGGACCTGTAGCTGAGCAGTATCGCGCCATCATCAACAACCGCATCGGCCCCATTGGGGCGCCGATGGGCGGCCCCCTGTTCAAGTCAGTCGAGAGCGAAATGACGTTCCTCGCAAACCAATACCGCTCCGCCGCAGACCCGGCCCAACGCGGCCTTGGGATGGCGCTCGACAACACCGTCAACGCCATGCGCCGCAACTTAGAGCGCAGCAACCCGGCGGACGCGGCAGAGCTGGCGAAGATCAATTCAGGGTGGGCGATGTATTCGCGTATCCGCGACGCCGCGTCCCGGAGGGCGACTAGCGGGGGCGTTTTCATGCCATCCGATCTTCTGAATGCAATTAAGCGCGGGGACAAATCGGTCGGCAAAGGCTCATTTGCGCGCGGTGACGCCCTCATGCAGAAATTTGCCGAAGCGGGACAGAAAGTATTGCCCAGCACGCTCCCAGACAGCGGGACGCCCAAAAGATTGGCCGCGATGGGGGCGACCGCCGCAGGGTCATATCTTCTACACAGCCCCCACGTTCTAGCGGCGGGAGCTGCTGCGGCTCTCCCGTACACGGGGCCTGGGATGGCTTTGCTCAACAAGGTGGCTGCACCACGTACTGTCGGTCGAAGCGTGCTTCCTGGTCTCGCTGGATTGGCTGGAGTAGGAAGGGGTGTTGGCCTAGCCGCCATGGCCCCTCTTGATCGCTCCTTGCCGTATGTTCCGACAAATCCATGGCGTCAACTTCAGGGCCCCGTACCGGCGGGTGCTCAAGAAGACCAGCAGCAGTGACGCCGGTGGCGGAACCACGAGCCAAATTGCTGCGAGTAATATCAGGCGCATCGTGGTAGGGTAGCACATTCTGAGGATTGCAAATGCCTGGCGCACCCACACCTAACAGAAAACTAGCGCAGCCGACCGTCGGCGGTGACAATGCCATTTGGGGCGGAGAGCTGAACACCGGCGTTGCTCTGGTGGTCGACAGCATTCTGGGTAGCGTCACAAGCATTGGCGTAGCCGCCGGCTCCAACATCGTTCTCACCGACGCGCAGCAACAGGCCGCCGTCATACGGGTTACGGGGAACCTGAACGGCAACCACGCTCGGATCAATTTCTCTCAGGCTGGTTTTTGGATGCTCGACAACAAGACCACATCCACTGGTGGGGATTTTGTGGTAGTTCTCAATGGACCGAGCGGAATTCAAATTTCTGTACCGCGCGGCGCATGTCAGCAGATTTACTGTGACGGATCGAATCTCCTTTACGTTAATCTCCCGCCGACCGGAACCTTGACGAAGCTCTTCGGTTCAGCTTTGCCAAGTTGGATTGCCTTGAGCACGACTCCTCCCTACGTGCCGTGTGATGGCGCGCAAAGACCAACTGCCTCCTTTCCGGCGCTCAGCGCCTATATGTCCGCCATCGATCCAAGCTGGATTGTTGGGCCGAATTTCTTTGTCCCTGATTTGCGTGGCCGCGCCCAATTCGATCTCGACCCGACCGCGACGCACATTACTGCGAACACTTTCGTGCCCAATGGGAACACAGCCGGCGCTCTCGGTGGCATTGAGTTATCCCAGCTTGTTGCCGCCGAAGTCCCGCCGCTCACTTTCAGCGGGAGCCCGGTGACGTTGGTTAGCAATGAATCATTCGTGCAGTTTTCAACCAACCAAGGCGCCACAGGAACTCAGTTTCTTGCTTCTGGCGCCCAGCTCGCAGGCGGCACGAAGGCCACCATCAACTACACACCGGCCGGCAACGTCAATGTCGGCAGTCCAAGCGCTGCGTTCAGCAACATTCCGCCCGCTATTATTACAGGAACCACGTTGATCAAAACGTAACGGAGATCGAATGACATTGGATCAGCTCGTCCCGTGGTTAGCGGTGATCGTAATTTTCGTCGGCATGGTGGCGTTGGACCTCTATGTATTCAGCTGGCTGGGAAAGATCGCCATTCTGGTCCTGGGCGGGAAGCCTCCGGCACCGACCGTACTCCCCACCACGCTGGCCGACGAACTCGCCAAGCTCAAGCAGGCCATAGCCGCCGCTGCCAAGCCACCAGCTCCAGTCGCACCACCGCCCGTCCCGCTGCCGACCCCCGCCCATCCCGGCGAGCCGCCCTGGTACACGCTCGCGCTCAAAGATGTCGGCTTCCACGAGGTCGGGGACAACCGGGGGATCGAAAAGTTTGCCATAGGCGCCAAGATTCCGGTCGAGCAGGCGCTGGGGCAGCCATGGTGCGCCACTGCACTAAATTGCTGGTTGGAGACGGCCGGTGTTCCCGGGACTAAAAGCATGTCCTCGCAGTCGTTCACGAATAGCCCATTGTTCGTGAAGCTCGACAGCCCGGCGATCGGATGCATCGTGGTATTCTGGCGCGGCAATCGCGAGAGCGGCCTCGGACATGTCGGCCTCTATGTCTCCGAAACCGGAACCAGCATCAACACGCTGGGTGGCAACGAATCGGATGGCGTGCGGATCGAGGCGCTGCCGAAGTCCTCTGCGAGCTTCGGGTTGGTCGGCTACTACTGGCCGAAGGGGTATCCGTTGCCGACCGGCGGCAGCGTTCCCGCTCCGTCAACCTCACTGACCTATGTTGCTAATCCGCCGCCTCCGCCTTCGGGGCTGGTCAACAGCGCCATCGTCATCGGCAAGATGAGCGTCTTCGGCGGCCCCAACGATACCGGCGTATCACCGAGTGAAGGCTTGGCTTTGTGCGAACAGGCGGAGGTGGACAAATTCCCCGGCCTGTTCTTACCCACGCAGCCACCGGGAACCACCGGCGTGGCCCGCCGTCTTGACCCGACCAAGGCCTACATCGCCATGCGTTGGGACTACAAGCAGACCTCGCGCTCGTATCTCCAGGGCATCACGGTGAAGGTGGCGGCCAATGGCAAGACGCTGGACGCCCGCCCCATCGATTGGGGACCGGCCGCATCGACTGGCCGCATCTGCGACATGAGTCCCGGCCTCGCCACCGCGCTCGGGCTCAAGACCGACGACACCTGCACCGTGACCATCCCCCTCGCGGTAACCTAGGAGCCACCATGACCGACACCACCTCCAACACAGCCACCGGAGCCACCCCCAGTGTCTCTGACCTTTTGACTATTGCACAAACCATCATCAGGAACATCGAGGACCACGAGGACTCGATCAACTTCATCGCCGGGATGGCGGGCATCCTGCCGGAAGTGGCTCTGGCAGAAAAGGCGCTGCCCATGATCGCCGCGGTTTTGCAGTTCATGCAAGAGCAGACTGGGAAAAGCTTGATCGAGGTGTTTCAGGACGTTCTGTCCCACCTCACCCCCGGCGGTCCCAACTCCGCGGTGCTCACCAGTCTCCCGGAAGGGTCGTAGCTGGTCCAACCCCATGAAGTCAGATGCCTCAACAACAGGTTTCGCAGCAGCTTTCATGGGGGAATATCATAGCCACTCTCGGGCTTATCGGGACCGTCATGGCCGGCGAGTATTTCATCTTGTCAAGCTACATCGAGGCAAGTACCAGAAATGCGGACACCCGGTTCAACCTAACATCGGATCAGATCAAAGAATTGCGTGACGAATCGCGGCGGGTAGACGAGCGCATACAGAAGCAGTTGGACTACATACAAACCACTCGTGTTGCCGTTGGCAAGTTTGAGGCGTTCGAGAAGCGGGTCGATCAGTACATGGCAACACCGTTCCTGCGGGCCGACGCCTTCAATGCCTGGGAGACCGAGCGCAACAAGCTGATCGACCAGTTGATCTCTCGTATCAAGACTGTCGAGGACGATAAAAGAAAATAGGAGCACGATTAATGGCTACCAAGCCGGTCGATGTCCCTGAATTTCCGCGTGGCTATGTCACGGGTGGCGGGCTTGTGCCCGTTCCCGACCCCACGGTTCTTACAACACAGCAACTGCGGCAGGAGATCAATTCGCTCAGGGAGATTATCGAAGCCCGGATATCGGGCCAGGAGCATCGGTTTGAAGCCATCGAAATTACGGTCAGCCAGCGCAAGTCCGATATCGAGACGGGGGTTGGTCACGTCCAATCTTTGTTGGACGAGAAGATCAAGACTTACGCGGAAAAGATGGGTGGCCAGCTCGATACTTTGATAGCCGAGACGGCCGAGAAGTTCGCCGGTGTGGCGGCACAGTTCTCGGAGCGCGACACCCGCACCGACCAGCGTGCCGGCGATACCAAGCTGGCGGTGGACGCCGCCTTCGCCGCCGCCAAGGAGGCAACCGCCAAGATCGAGGCCGGGTTCACCAAACAGATCGATTCGATAACCGGCATCATCGACACTAAGACCGCCAACCTGGATGGCCGTATCACCGATGTGAAGGATGCCGTAAATCGCATGACTGGACACACCAGGGGGATTGGCGACAGTTGGGGCATCTTGGTAGCGGTCATCATGGCGGGACTGGTTATTGTTGAAATCGTACTGAGGCAAACACACTAGGAGACCAACATGGGTGGACTTTTCATAAGGGTTTTGTCGATCCTGCTCGGGATCGCGTTTGTTGTTCTGCTTTATTTCGTGACCATCTGGGTCCTGGGACTGCTGGGGGTAGCTATCCCCTCGCACATCCTGACCATCGTGTTCGTGATCATCGGACTGATGATGGCGATCGCGATATTCAGCGGGAGATTCGACAACGTGAACTGGTGGAACGCCCCTCCGGGGCCTAGGGTTTGAGGCCAGAAGACCTCGACCCGACGCGGGTCCTCCAGTTCCTGCTGTTCCTGGCGGCCTTTGGGGCCGGCATGGAGGTTGCGCAGATGACCAAGCCGCTTCCGAAATGGGCGCGCAAGAGCCCCTCTCAACGCAGAGGGGCCCTCTACAGCATGGCCATCGTGGTCGTCATCTTGGGCGGGATATGGGTCGTTCACCTATTGGAGCAGGCGTTCCCCTGACGTGCTCTCGATAGGCTTGGCATCCGGGGCATAAGCGAGAGGGCGGATCAGATCGATTCTTGCCGCACTCCTCGCATATTGGCGGCAAGCCGCGTATTTGTTCCGCCTTTGTCAATTCCGGGCAACATTTGGGACATCCACAAGATAGTGGTGATCGAACATCGCCAGCCGCAAATTTGCAGATCATTTCTGGTTTCCACTTTCCGTATGTGGGCGCCATGAGTTATCATGGAAGCTCCTCTCTTCAATCGCACGGATAAACTGGCGCGCCACCACACAGGCATCGCAGTCTGGATCGCCGGGCACCATCTGGGTCATCGGGTTCATCTGACCTTCAAGCCACATGTTCGCGATCTTTAGCGCCTGCTCCCGCTCAGTCATTTTCTGGTTTCCACTATTCCCGAGTGCGCCTCAGTGTGAGTTTAGGTCGTGGGCATTCGATTGTTTCCGCCGCCCGGGCTTTGGTCCGCGCTGATCCCGGACCTTCCTGCCTCCCGCTAAGCCACGGGACATCCCTGGCGTCATCGAACCCACGTTCTCCGGGCAATCGCATTAGCGCGATTGCGCCCACGACCTAAACTCACTTCTGGTTCCCACTCCTGCTGTCTGCGCCCTCGCTGTCCGGCGTCGAGGCGCTCAACCCAAATGCACTCTGGCGCACGGCGCCCAGCACCGATCGACTATCTTTCCGGTCGGGTCGAGTAGCCTCACCTCTCCCTGTCGCAAGTCGCGCTTGATCTTATCGAAGACGGGCCGGACTGACGATTCGTCAGGCCCTGTGGCGCGGACCTTGCGTGTATCAGAATAGCGCCCGCCGTGACGATCAACAGTCCATGGATCAGACATTTTTTATCCCTCTGTCTCGTTAACCGGCGCCTGCCATGGTGGATGGGCTGGCAGGCGCCGGCACCTCTTTCCCGTTGCCTTTCTCGCTAATCCCGTCGAGGCGCTCCTGCCACGCGCGCACGCCCTCGACGAGAGCCGTGGCCTTGCCGCAGAATTCCTCGACGTGTCCGCCAGCAACCTTGCTGTGGTCGCGCATGGCGGCGGACAGCGCGCGTAGTTTGGCGCCGATCTCCTGAGCGGCGCGCTCCAATGATTCAGCGGCTTGTTCGATCTCCGCTGCCGCAGCCTCGCCGATCTGGTCGACGGCCTGCACCGTGATTCCGGCTAGTGCAATCGGGTCTTTGGCGCGCGGTTTGGTTTCGACTCTGGTCATATCAGCCTCTCCTTTGCTTCGAGCTTTCGGTAGTCACCCCACCCCCTCGTTGCGCAGGAGGATGGCGCGGATGCTCTTCAGCGTCTCCAGGATCGCCCGCAGAAGACGCTCGGTCTCGGTGTCATTGTCGGGTGGGGACGGCGGGAGGAACCGAATCGGCTTCCTCTTACCCGTCGGGCGCTTCATTTCCGGTCGCTCCCCAGCTCCACCATCCTGGCCTTCTTCTGCACCTCCAGGGGCGCGCGCATCTCCTCGGTCAGGCCGACGGCGTTGCGCATGGTGCGTTCGGCGCGCCACCTGGCCTCGATGCCGTCGGCCGAGGTCGCGGTCTGGAGCCATGCCCGGGCGTAGACGATGTATTCCTCTGGCGTCTTCGGCAGGGTGGAGGTCACCCTACCCGAGGACGGGGCACCATCGTTGGTGGTGGGCGATTGCGATGTCTCTTCCGCAGAACTGACAGGGGAGGTAGGGCGCGGCTTCCCCTCCACTGGCCCGGGGGACGCCGCTGGTGCGTTTTCCTGGGCAGGGGCGGGACTGGCTACCCCCTCCGTTGTTGTGGGCTGGGCGGGCTCCTGGGGCTTCTTGTGCTTCTTCCGTCCCCCGGGGGTCGCAGGATCGTGGGATTGCCCTGCCACGGGGCCCCCGGGGGTTGCCGACGGGTCGGCATCGCCGTTCAGCCCAGCGTCCACGACACCGGGCTTGAATCCCTCCTGGCCGGCGGCCGCGGCGAGGCGCTCGTGCAGGCCGTTGGTCACGTCCTTGGCGTTGTCGGCCCCAATGTGAGGATTGTCCGCCAATTCATCGACGCCGAATATTCCCAGCAAAACATGCGAGCAGAACATTTTTACAAATGCTCGCCCGGAGTAAAAGAAAAGCTGCCGCTTCGGGTCCGTCCGCCAAAGAGGGCTATTCTTTGGGCTGATTTGGTTTATGGGAGGTGAGCGGTATTCGCACGGTTCCGTTTCGTCTTTGAAGTGTCCGCGCACGATGCAGACAAGATCATCGCCCTCGCCCTCATAGATTGGGCGCAGCCGCTCCTTAAGTCCAGCGTGTTTATTGATAACGGCTATTTGCAGTTGCGCTTCAAACGCCAAACGATTGTTAACGACATAGCAAAGGTTGGCGACGCCGTATGGTCGGAGACCCCACTCCATCGCCATCTCGTGGATGGCAATACACATACCGACATTGCCACGCAGATGCGCTGGCACGGCCTCTTTGGCCAGGGCCATATATTTTGCGCGATCGGCAACTTGTGAAAAATCCTGCGGCTCAACGCCTCGACCAGTAACTGGGATCATCGCCGCCGCCTCACGAGCGATGTTCTTCTCAAACCTGATCTGGTCTATGTCGTCAACCTTCGATTGCTCGTTCATGGTGCTTCCTACTTGCTGTCGACCCGCGTCCGGTACCAGTCGGACAGGTCGATGTGTGAGATCACGTCGAGGCCTCCGGGCCCCGGCCACGATTTGGTTTTCAGGCACTCGGCCATGGTGTCCAGGGCCTTGCGGTTCTGTCGCTCTCCGCGGTCGAGGTCGTCCTCCTTGACCATCGCGAGGTAGACGCAGTGCGGAATTTTTTTCTCAATAAATACGAAAGTGAACGAGGTCATCTCAAGTTTGAGCACCTCGCGGAACGCCGTCCGAATAAGACTCGCCTGTTGGTGATAAGCGTAGTCAGTGATCGTGCGTGACAGGTGGTGATACTGCACGCTCAAAGTCGTTTTAAGGTCGGCCGCGTCCCCGGAGTCTGTTGGAATCGCGTCGGGCCTGACTTTGAGCCACAGACCGGTTTTCTGATCCTGCCAGATTATGCTGTGCTCAATCAGGCCCGTCAAACATCGCCACAGCTTGTGACGACCGAGGGCCTCGGCCATACCCTTGACCTGCTCGACCTCATCGCCCTTCAGGATGGTGCGACCGGCCTTCTCGGCCTCTGCCACCCATTTTTTGCAGTCGTTTCGAGCGCCGTGCCACGCCTTCAGTTCCCCGGTCTTCCCGTCTGGAAGTTCGTCGGGCCGGATGATGAATTCCTTCGCGAACCCGGGCTGCCCGAGCATGAGGTGATGCACGGCGCGGCCGAGCACGAGAGCGGCGGTTTCCTCGCGCTCGATCTGATTGGGATTCCCGCTCCACTCGCTGTAGGCGTGCGCTGGTGAACCGTCGTTCTCCTCCAGCATTCTTCGCAGGATGCTCGATGAAACGGACGGCCCGGGGCAAATGGCCTGCCCGTGATACGCGGACATTGGAATTCCGGCGTACAGACCGGGCTTGGTGATGGGTTGTCCGTTCCAGTTGATGGTGTCCATCACAAATAACCCCGGCACCGTTCGAACATTTTTTCTCGCTCCGTGTTAGCCCGGTTGACTTGTTCAACCAGCGACCTGACCTGGTCTTCAAGGTCAAGGATGCGCTCGTTTTTCAGCAATTCGGCATGAGCCTCCACAATTGCCTTGCGCACGGCCACGCCGCCCTGCTCGAATAGCTGGCCGTGAATGACGGAATGCCATTCATAAATCTCGCGCTTGCGGCCCCATCCGCTATCGCCGTCGCTGCGTCCGTTCCAGTGGCCGCGCTCGCAATGGAGGTAGCGGCGCATCTGGTCTTCGTTGCCGGCCAACAGCATTTCGACCGTTCTCTTGGCCATTTCCGCGACGAAAGCGGATAGGTTAGGCGCCAGTTCATCCTTGAGCCGATAATCGAGGTCTCCTTCGATCTGGTACAGAATGTCATTTGTCGCCTTTTTGACGTGCTTCATCGCATCGTCCGAGATACCCTTCGCCAAGGTGTCCCGCAACTTGGTTGCGATTGCTTCCATTTCGGCGTCTTCAATCATTTAGTGCCTCCTTCGTACATCGCTGCGAGTATCTCGTAGGCGTCGGCCTCCATCTGGGCGGCCTGCGCCCGCATGGATTCGGCTTTGACGAGCATCGCGTAGGCGCGCAGGCGCTTTTCCGCCAGCAGGTCTACAAGTTTGTTGTGGTTTCGGTCAGTCATCTTCTGGTTTTCCCATCTGCGAGAGCAGGTCTTTCACGGCTCTAAGCCCGGCTTCTGCCGCGCCAATGGCCCCTTTAAGGTTGTGCAAAAAGTCATTGGTAAAGGCGGTGCTTTTGAGCACTTCGCTCGTCGTCCAGCGAGCCCCACATGCCAGACAGTGACGTCGGCGGCGGACCTCGCCCGTGCCCGTCGGCCGGCTGTCTTTGACCCCGCTCTTGCCGCCGCATACGGGGCACGGGAAACTGACGGTGGCGTTCTTGCTCATGACCGAGACGTTATGAGGAAAATCGGAAACCTGTCAACCGTGCCTCATGGTTGACGCACAGCGGGTCTCGGCCCTACGGTTCCCGGTGGGGAAAAAGGAACAATTGCAATGCTCATGGGCCCGCGCCTGACGAAGAATCTTCTCATGCTCGCCGACGCCTACATCAAGGCCACGGGCTACACCATCGGCACCTTGAGCAAAAAAGCGCATAGCGATACAGCGTTTTTCGAGAGGCTGAAGGCGTCCGAGATCAGCTTCTCTGTCCGGAAATACGATCAGATCGTCGTCTGGTTTTTCACCCACTGGCCCGACAAGGTGCCGTGGCCACAGGCTGTGGACATCCCCACCAAGCGGGATGTCTCCGCGGTCCTATCGGAGGATTTGGCATGAACAGTCACGCTGGCGTCAAGTGGACTGACGAAATGGACGCCAAGATGAAGCTCCTGGCGGAGAACGGGGCCACCGCGCAAGGCATCTCCGATGCGTTTGCCCGGGACGACGCCATCCTGGTGTCCCGCAACGCTATTATAGGCCGCACCCACAGGCTCATCGATTCGGGAAGGCTCAAGCGGGAGGTCAGCGTGTCGGCCCACCAGAGACGGGAGCGCAAGCCGAAGCCCGCCCGCACCCACCCTTGGAGGAAAAAGGCACCGTTCGTGGAGGAAAACATGCAAAAGCAATGCGATCCCATTGTTTTCCCGGAGGGGGGCGTCCTTCTGGTCGACCTCGGGCCCCTACCCCCCGCAGCCGAGCATTGCCGCTGGCCCCTCGGGGCGGAGAGAGACAAGGCTCAACTGTTCTGCGGGCAACCTCCAGCCGAGGGCCTGCCATACTGCCCAAGGCATGCGCGCGCCTGCTACACCCCCAACTACCCCAGGAGAACGGCACGATGACGAAGACCCCGAAAGCTCCCAAGGCTCCCAAGACACCGAAGGCCCCACCGGCCGCCAAAGGGAGCGTCCCCGGCGACAACGGCGCTCCCAACGGCCTCAACGACGATGAGCGCGGCAACCTGTTCGTGCGCGAGCTGGCCAAGCTCGAGGCCGTTATCGCCAAGATGGAAACGCTGAAGGCGGACGTCAGAAACCAGCGTAAGCGCATGAAGTCTGACGGGTTCGAGGGCCATGAGATCGACTACGCCCTGAAGCTCCGAAAGTCCGAGGATGACGCGATGCTCGAGCGCCGCCGCCGCGAGGACCAGGTCGCGCGCTGGCTCGCCCACCCGATCGGCACCCAGAGCGACTTCCTGGCCCAACTGTCCACCAACGGAGGACGGGACCCCACGGCCCTGGGGCGCCTGGCGGGGGCGGAGGGGGCGACCTGCAAGCCTCCTGCAAACCTCACCCAGGACGACGCGCAGCGCTGGATCACCGGCTGGCACGCCGGCCAGGCATCCATCACCGGGGGCATCAAGGCGCCCGAAGCCGCGCCAGACTTCGAGGCGTAAGGTGCACCAGACCTTCGACGCTCCAACCCCTCCCCTCGTGCGGTTCGAGCTGCCGGGGGCCCCACGGGGGAAGGGAACCATCCGAGCGCGCGTCGTCACAACCAAAGACGGGGCGTCGTTCGCCTCGACCTACACCGACGCCGAGACCCGCAGCTATGAGGGGATGCTGCGGTTCGCCGGGGATCGGGCCATGAAGGATGCGGGGTTCTTCGCTCCCTTCGACTGCCCCCTCCAGGTTCTCGTCACCGCCGTGTTCCCGATCCCAGCATCAGCGCGTAAGAAATGGCAGATCGAGGCCGACGCAGACTGGCACAGGCCGACGAAAAAACCTGATTGGGAGAATATCGCCAAGACGCTCGACGGTGTGAATGGCGTAGTCTGGCGCGACGATGCGCTCATCGTGGATGGGCGCGTGCTGAAGCTCTACGGCGACAAGCCGTTCCTGCGTGTGGAGGTCTGGCGATGGTCGCCCCTACTCGTATGAGAAAAAGACCCGACGACGACCTGGAGACGTTGTTGGAGGTAGCAACCGAACTGGAGTTTGGTTTTTTGGTAGCTACCGAGGCGACTACGGTCACCTGGCCAATGACCAAGAAAGAGGTCAGCATCATAATCGAGGCATTGCAGGCTGTGATCGCGATCCGTCGCGTGATGGGCCCGCTGCGTGATCTATGAAGCGCATCGAAGTCTGGCGATGGTCGCCGACGCTGGTGTAAGGAACTCCCCATGGGTGATGACTACGACGCCCAAGACGATTTGGCCAAGAGCCTCGACGTTGGCTATGCGGCCATCCGTGAGCGCGTTGCGGCGGGGGGCGAGCCTTGGACGCCCAAGGCGCCCGACCCCTTCCACGGCCTTCCGCGCGGGCATTACGGGGCCATTTTGGCAGACCCGCCGTGGCTGTTTGTAGTACGCAGCGACCGTGTGACTGGGGACAAACGACAAGGTTGGTCGTCAAGGCGGGCTGAACATCATTATAAAACGATGGGGAACGACGACATTGGAGCGCTGCCAGTGTCGTATCTTGCGGCAGAATCCTGCGTGTTGTTTATGTGGGTGACATGGCCGCTTCTTGAAGATGGGTTGAGCGTTTTGCGGTCATGGGGATTTGAATATAAGACTTGCGCTTTTTCTTGGATGAAGGCCCACGCTGGCCAAGTCGAGATGTTCCGTGATAATATCGAAGTGCAGGTTGGCCTTGGTTACTGGACAAGATCAAATTCAGAGGTCTGCCTATTGGCCACGCGCGGCAAGCCAAAGCGGATCAATGCCGATGTCCGCCAGGGCATCATAGCGCCGCGTCGCGAGCACTCCCGCAAGCCCGATTGCGTACATGAGCGGATCGAGCGGCTGGTGGCCGGGCCATACCTCGAGCTTTTTGCCCGGCAGCGGCGGCCCGGCTGGGATTGCTGGGGCAACGAGGTCGACAAGTTCCGTCCGCTACCCGTCACAGGAACGACAACGGTTGACGGTAGTTAGGGGCTGGGGTACAGAAAAAGTCGTCGCCGGCCAGCGACGATTTGGGCGGGATTGGCGGTGAGCTAGCACTCACCGCCGCCCGCCCGCCCCTCTCACCTCGTGCTAGCGAGGCTAAAATGACACCACTCCACCGGCTTACGACCAGTCTCGCCCGCGAGGGTTGGAGAACGCCCGACAGCTACACCGGCTGTTTTGGTAGCATCCCCGATTCGTCTGGGGTCTACCTCCTCGATTGTGTCGACCTGGAACTTTACAAGTCCAAAATTTACTATGTGGGGCAAGCCAGAAGTCTTGTCCGGCGACTGAATGGTCACGAGATTCTAGCGCTATTACGCCGTCACCCGGCGGGGTTTTTCGTTCGGCGATGGTTCAGACTCTTTGACGTTGCAGAACTACGGAAAGTAGAACGCTCCTACATCGAATTTTTTGATCCGCCATACAACATCATCGGCCGACTGCGGGGGCACGTATAATATGGCCCAAAAAAACGGAAGATGGTTTCGGGTCTATGATGACCTGGTGAACGACCCAAAAGTGCAGCGGCTTGAGCCCGCGCTTTTTAAATTTCTCATCAATATTTGGTGCCTTGCCTCCCAGAACGGAGGGGTCATTCCACCTGTCGACCAGCTCCAGTTTGCCTTGCGCGAGCCTGACGCTAGCCTCGTCGTAGCCTCGCTGGAGGCTCTCGTTCACCACGGGTTAGCCGACCGCTCAAGCAACCAGCATGGCTCATGGTTAGCTCCCCATGCTTGGACAAAAAGACAATACAAATCAGATACATCAACAGAGCGCGTGAAACGTTTCAGGGCCGTTCCAAAGACTGTTACAGGAAACGGCTCTGAAACGCCCCCAGATACAGAGTCAGATACAGATACAGAGTCAGAGGTAGAAAACAGTAAGAAAGAACCCACCGAAGGTGGTTTTTCTACTGAGAGTCTTGAGCGGGCTGAACCGGCCGGAAAAAACGGCGCTGAAGCGCCGGGTAGTTTTTCAGAGAGGGACGCAGTCTCAGAGGATGGGCAGGTAATCATCAAGGCGGCCGAGATAGCCGATTTGGAAAAAACGTGGACGAACGTAAAAAATCTCAAAGGGCAGATTCGAAACTCGCTTCGGCTGACGGCGGGTAAACCGCCAGACTACCGCAAGCGGGCGGTTTACGTTTGGCTCGGCGACCAAGACCAAAAGGCGGCTGAGCGCCTGATAATAGCTCGCGAGAAAATGGAAAAGCAGAAAACCTCTCCCGCGAAGGAGCGGCAGGCCTACAAGGGGCAGGCGGTGCGGCCGTGAATTGCAGCCACGCGAATCAGCATTTGGTTTGGACAACAATCGACCGGCAGGGGGACCCGTTGGTTGGGATCAAGCAACTTCGGCACCAGTGCCGTGATTGCGGTGAGCTTAGTTCAAAAATGGCTCCGCATAGCCAAGCTCGCCCCAACACGCCGATGGTCGACGCGGCTCTCGTGGCACTGTGGAACGCCAAGAAAGCCGCCTCTTGGAAAACCAAGAGGACAACGCTCCTGGCGGAGAAGGAAGCTCTGCGCCGGGGCTGGCTCGTGAAATACAACGCCTATCTGCAAGGCGACGAATGGCGAGCAAAGCGTGTTTTAGTTTTGCGGCGCGCGGATTGGACCTGCGAGGGCTGCGGGAACGCGCGCGCGACCCAGGTTCACCACACGACCTACGACCACGCAGGAAACGAATTCCTTTGGGAGTTAGTTGCGGTCTGCGATGAGTGTCACGAGAGGTTCCATGGGCGAGAAATCGGCGAACCAGATTTTGAGTGAGCAGCGGATATTCCTGCGACGACTTGGGTCGGACAAACTCCGCACGCTCTGCCCAAAGTGTTCCGCGTTGCGAGTGCATGGCAGGAAGATCGCCTGCCTCTCGGTAAAGATCGATAACAAGGGCGTGCAGTGGCATTGCTTTCATTGCCAATGGAAGGGAGGCGAGTTTTTTGATGGGCCAAGAACAACCAACACTCGGACCGAAAGGGGTCGAAGCGTTTACGCGCCGCCAGATACGGCCAGAGACCGCCGCAAGATTCGAAATCTATACGGGTAAATCCGTTGGCGGGAAGGTCGAGCCTTCGAAGGATGGGAACATCATCGTTTTCCCGTTCATCGAGGACGACCGGGTTGTTGGAGAAAAATATCGCGGGCCCAACAAAAAATTCTGGCAGCGCACCGGCGGCAAGCGGACGTTCTGGAACGCGGAGGCTCTCGACCTCGCGGCTGGTGGAGAATTGATCATCACCGAGGGTGAGCTTGATGCTCTCACGGCGATCGACTGTGGGTTCGACCGCACGGTCTCTGTCCCTGACGGTGCGCCGTCGGCAGAGGTGACCCAGGACGACCCCGAGCACGGGAAGTTTTCCTATCTCTGGAGCAATCGTCAGAAGCTCGCCGAGATCAAAACCTTCGTGCTCGCGGTCGACAACGATGAGCCCGGCCAGATACTCGCGGCTGAGTTAGTCAGGAGATTATCCACGGCGCGGTGTAAGCATGTCGAATACCCAGAGGGCTGCAAGGACCTCAACGACGTCCGCATGCAGCACGGTCCGGAGGCTGTCGCTGCGGTTCTTAACAACGCGAAGGCCTATCCTCTGAGGGGAATTTATCACCTCTCCGACTATCCCGATCGGCCCGCCTTGCGGGTGTGTGAAACTGGGTGGGTGACGTTGGACTACCTCCTCAAGCCGTTCCTTGGAGGGTTGATGGTGGTCACAGGAATTCCTGGTCACGGCAAGTCCTCTTGGACGACGCATCTGGTCGCGAACCTCTGCGAGGCGAACGGGTGGCGCGCGGCGATCTTTTCCCCGGAGATGCCGCTCATCCCCCATCTGCGCGACAAGCTCCGAGGCATCCGGATGGACAAGGCCATAGACGGGATGACCAAGTCAGAGTTGGCGCAGGCCGACGCTTGGATCGAGGACAAGTTCATTTTTCTCGACGCCGATCCTGCGGGTATGTGGGATGCGGAAGACCGAACGCTTGATTGGATCATCGACAAGGCGACCGATGCCGTGATGCGGGACGGTATCCGCGTGCTGCTGATCGACCCGTGGAACGAGATCGAGCATTCGGTGCGGAAGGGCGAGTTGACCACCGAATACATCGGCCGCGGAATCCGGGAGCTGCGGCGGTTCGCTCAGCATCGCGATGTGGTCGTAATCATCGTGGCCCACCCCACGAAGCAGATCGGCGACGAGAAGCGGGCCCCTGGGCTTTACGACATCGACGGCTCCGCCCACTGGGCGAACAAGCCGGACCATGGGGTGAGCATCTATCGTGCCTCGGATGACGGAAACCAGACTGAGGTCCATGTGACCAAGGTGCGGTTTGGAACCACCGGCAAGCGCGGGAAGGTCACGCTGAAGTACGATTCCGCGACCGAGCGGTATGCGCTGCTCGAGCCGCTCCTGCCGGTGGACGGCCTATGAGGCAACGCCAACCCCGCGAGAAGAACGCCAAGCACCTCGCCCTGGTTCGGCTTCTGCCCTGCTTGGTTTGCGGCCGTGGGCCCAGCGAGGCGGCGCATGTGCGGTACGGGGACCACCTCCGGGGCAAGCCCCCCACGGGGATAGGCCAGAAGCCGGATGACCGGTGGTGCGTTCCGTTGTGTTTTCGGTGCCACCGCTATCAACACACCAGAGGCGAGAGAATTTTCTGGGAGGCGCAGGGCATCGACCCGATAGCCGTCGCCATCGAACTGCACGGGAGGCTGGCATGGACGTGAAATATCTTTTGCGAAAGCTGGACGCCCAGGAACTCAAACCCGAGGAGCAGTACCGCGCGGCCGAGGTGGTGCGGACCTTGCTGGTGGACATAAAAGTCGCGTGCGAAGACCTGCAGCAGGCCAGCGATCACCGGAACGAAGTTCTCAAGCGAACGGTGAGGTTGCTTGGCGAGCATCTACCGAAGAAGCAGGGGAGGTTGGGATGATCGTGATCGAGGTTCAGGCGCTTGCGAGCCCGGGGCGGTTCTCCGCCTCGGTGGACGGCCGGGAGGTGGTCCAGTCGAGCAAGACTCCGTTTCTGGACGCGGCGAGGGTGCTTCGGGCAGAAGGGGTCGACCCGGGCACCCTGCTCGTGATGCGGCATAAGGGGAGCAACGTGGACGCCCTCAAGGCCGCGTTGGGGGTGGCGGCCGGGATGGCGGTGAGGGAAGATGACCGGGGCAGGCTCCGCTTTACGCCATATGCCCCGTATTCGCGCAGCGGGTAACCGCTGGTGAGTTTTTCTGAGAGGGGTGCCTGGTGGGCGTGGCTAGCCGTTCGTTTCCGTTGTATAACCACGTTTATGAAAATTGCGCTGTGTCAGAACTGCGGAAAACATTTCAAGCCTAGGAGGGGGAAGCGCTTTTGTTCCGACAAGTGCCGTTCAGAGTCATTCAGGGATACCGCCAGCCCCTGTTTTTATTGCGGGTGTCCCGCCGATACCGTGGATCATGTTCCGCCCCAATGCAGTCGTCCGATACTTATCGAGTATGGGGTTTCAAAATGGCCGTTTGTCGAGGTTCCTGCTTGCAGAGAGTGTAACTCCCTCTTGGGAAAATTGACCATTTGGAGCCTTCCTGAAAGGAAAGTGTATATTAAACAACAGCTTCGCAAGCGCTACCGCGACCTTCTCGAAAACCCAGAATGGTCGCTGGAGGAACTTGACGATCTGGGCAGGGGCCTGCACGACTTCATCAAGGAAAGCCGGATTTTCACCCAAATACTAAAGGCTCGCCTCAAGTGGTGATGGTCTGCCGGGCAGCCCAAAAAGGGGCTTGCATCTTCCGAAAAATAGGATAGTGTCTGCCTTGTCCCGAGGGGCATCGAGCCCCGCCAAATGGAGATGGACATGACCACCGAACGCACATGGGAAATCAGCGACATCGACGGGAGCAACAAACGCACCGTCACTCTAGCCCAATATCGCGCTGAACTGGATGCCGCCAAAGCCAAGGCGCTAGTCGGTTCCCGCAAGATGTACGGCGACAAGTTTGTGGACCGCCTTATTGGAGGTCGGACATGACCAAGACCCCCCAAATCGACGGTCTCCCCACCAACGCCTACGCCACCGACGGCAAGTGCCACAATGCCAACAAGGGCACGTTCAACCACGAGTGTGGTCGCACCGCTGTGTGGCTCGGGGCCACGAAGGCCGGTTTCTGGTCGGGCTTCTGCGAGCGCTGCAAGATCGGCGGCGACGAGGCCCGCGACGTCGCGGTGTGGCGCAAGATCGACCAATTCACCAAAGAGCGCCTCGACGCCGCCCACCGGGCGGTGATGGAGGTGGCCAAGGCGATCATCGCCGACCCCTCCCCGAATCCACAGGCCCGGCGCAAGAGCGACGCGCAGTGGGACCACGATGCAGAGGAAGAGGGGTCCGCACAATGAGCCACCGGTCATACGACAGCTGGAAGACCACCGAGCCAGACACCGGCGGCGATGGTGCTGACGTCTATGCGGACTGCGACTGTTGCGGCAAGCGCCGCCCGGTCTCGCGTTGCTGGGCGCCCGGGGGACTTGAGACCTGGGCCTGCGACGAGTGCCAGGGGATCGACCCCGCCGACTACGACACGGAGAAGGACCGATGACCAAGATCATCAACGTCGGCGACCGGGTGGCGTTCTCTGCCGCCTTCCTGCGTTCGACCGGCCAGTACACCGGCGACGTGCCATTCCTGCGGGGCGAGGTGACCGGGGTCAGTCTCGACATCCCCGGCTGCCGCCTGCTCATCGTCGAGTGGGACCGGGAGTGGGACCGCGACGCCTCGACGGTCAACGCCGCTAACCTCGTCCTTAAAACCAACATCGCATCGGAGTCCGTGCTGTGAAAGCCGACATCATCGGAGGGCTCACCCTCCTCGCCGGGGTCTCTACCCTGATCTGGGTCTGGGCCTCGATCATCCTCACCCTCATGCCGACCTGAAAAGGACAGCAAATGATATTTCGCATTTACCACGAGACCGCTGGCGGCCACGTCCATTGCCGATTGTTCTCGGGAAGTCACGATGGCGCGCTCGGCAAGTGCGGTGACTTCTGCATGCGCGTCGACGAGTTCGATGCGTTTCGCTCAGCGGCGACGTTTGCGCAGTTCCGCGAGGAATGCGTCAAAGGTGTCAAAGACCGCATGCTGCACGCGCGGTATCGCACTTAACGGAGGACGAACTGTGACCCAACCCACCCAGATATTCGCCGACGAGATTGCCACCCTGATGCCTGACCGCAGAATTGCCAGGCTGCGGGACGAGCAGGACGTCATAGACCTTGCGGCGCTACTCGCCGCCGCCTTCGGGATGGGGCAATTGCAGGGCCAGATCGCCGCCGCGCTAAGTCTGCGACGGCTGCAGTTGGGCATGATGCGTCTGGAAAACATGGAGGACATGGCATGAGGGGCTCCGATCTTCAAGCCATGCGCGAGCGCCTCGGGCTGAACGTCATCCAGATGGGGCGAGCGCTCGGCTACGAGGGAAAAGGCGCCAATGTTTCACGTGACATGCGCCGCTACGAGAGCTACCGCGAGTCCCTCCCCCCTGGGGTTCGCCTGCGGGTGGAGGTTCTGCGCATTCAGCAAGCCGACCTGATCGAGGCGCTTGCCAAGCCGCGACCGAGGATGCGGTGACCGACGACGCCAAAATGTGCGTGAAGTGCCTGGTCGACCGGCCGGCAGACCAGTTCAAGCCATACTGGAAGAACGTCTGCCGAGACTGCCGGCGTCTCGCGCGCAAGGCCTATGCCGAGGCCCAGCGAGTCCGGATGGCGCGCCAGCGGGCCCCTGCAGCCGCCTGGGATGGCCGCCCCAGGAGTTGGCTCGCTCCGGTGCCCCGGGGGGTGGCCGAGGGCGTGCTGGACGTCATCGAGCAGATAGGACGGATGAAGCGCGACGGTTGACGCCTCTGCGCGTGCGCGTATGGTCGGGTCAACCCAGCGCACGAGGATGCTCATCATGTCGAGCGGACACCGCCACAACGGGGTGAAGCTCGGCGATCGCGAGGTCGACGAGGCGCTGGCTAATCCTGTCGTCCGTAAGGCATTGGCCGGCACGCGCCGGGTCGACCGGACCTGGGACATCCCGTATCTCGGTGGTTACAGCGTAGATGGGCGCACCATCTACCTGGACCGCCATTTGCCTGGGCTTTTTAAAATCAGGCCAGGCAAGGCGACCAGCTTGACCCCCTATCTCATGCTCCACGAGGAGGTCGAGAAGGCGCTCATCGACGAGCTGAAAATGACCTACGCCCACGCCCACGAGGTCGCGACGCGGGCCGAGGAACGCGCCGTGCGCTCCGCCGGCATCGATGTAGACTGGTACCGCAAGACGCTCAAGCCGATGATAAAGGGCGACGCCAAGGAGCGCCTCCTGCGCGTCCCCAAAGACCTCGACATGACGCCCTACCGGGCCCCGCCGGTCGACGAAGGGCTCATCCGCGAGATACTACGGGCCCGGCACGAGCCAAGCGCTGCCGGCAAGATCAGCCCCGCGGCTGCCCACTACGGAACCGGACACCCCGGCTCGCGTTGTGGGCTGTGCGTTTATTTTTCACCGCCGCATGGCTGTACTGTGATAGGACGTGCGCAGGCCGATCACTGGTGTTCCTATTTTGCCAAAGCCTATCAACCCCAGGAGAACCACGATGTCCAAAACCCAGCAGCTTGAGACCAAGCCCCCCCCGCCGAAAAAGCCGGCGCCCCAGAAGGTGGACGGCCCCGACCCCAACGCGCAGCCTGACAACATCGCCCTGCCGCAGCCGCTCGCCGCCAAGGGGGACTTGGTTCTCAATGGCGCCTCAGTTGTCGACGGAGCCGTGAAGATGCTCAAGTGCCGCCGGGTGGTCATCACCTCAGCAGGCGACGACCGCGGGGTCAATTGGACCGTCACCGGCACCGGCAAGGCCGACGGCCCGGTGATCACCGACACGTTTGCCGGCGCCAATGCGGCTGACGCGCGCTCCTCGCAGGACTTCCTGACCGTGACCCAGGTGAGCGGATCGGGTCCCGCGGCTGACACGGTCTCGGTCGGAGTTGGTGCCCTCCCGCCGCAGTTTGTGCCGCTCAATGAGGATGCCGTGTCCGCTGTCGCCATGGCCATGGCCCAGGCCCACCACGGTCCGGACGCGGCCGAAGCCGGCGCGCACTACACCCAGCTCGCCCGCTCGATCGTCGCGGCCCTCTCCGGCCTCCACGACTTCGAGGGTAACCTGACCAAGCCGGTCGAGCCCGAGCCCAAGGATGAGCCCGCGGTGCTCGACGACGAGGACCCGGTCCAGGTTCCGGTCAAAGCTCAAGCCGTCCCAGAGCAAGGTCCAGCCCCCGGCCAAGCCCAAATCACCCCCAAGCCCATCCCGGCTCCGGTCGGGTGATGGGACAGGACATCCTCGACCGACTGGAGGCGCGGGTAAGCGAACTGACCCGCGCCCCCAATCGCCCGGATGGCCTGCTGCTTGAGTTGACCCAAGCCATCACCGAGATCAGGCGCCTGCGGTCTCTCGCGGGCGCCGCCACCAAGCCTGTCTGCCGAGGACCAAGCCAAGATCGATCGGGTCTACGGGGACCGCCAGGGCGGCTGAGAGCCGCTTGCAACTGACCGAGAGGCAACGCGAAAAATTGGCTCATATATCCAGAACGTTTGCGGGTGTCCCTTTGTTGATGGGTTAACTTTCAACAAGTAGAGCCTGCCGTCGTTTATGAATCGATACCACCCGGAGGGTATCCACGGGACCGTGTCTGTGCTCCCGTCTGAATGAAGCATATTCGTTAACCCACATGGTTTTATCTCTTGCGGGACGACTCGCGATGGCAGCAAAGGAAGGTCAGCCACGCCTTCCGGAGAAAACGTTCTAAGGGCTCTCATCGCCCACCCACCTGGTAGAGCCCACGGTACCGCACCGGCTCCGCCCCATGTCTGGTCAGCACCACCCCCGCCTTGTCGCACGCCACCACCAATGACGGGTACGGGTCGGACTTCCATCCCAAAGCCTCCCGCAGTTCCGGGCGACTCGCCCCCTGGGGGCGCAGAACCAGATCGACCATGACGGCCTCCTTGGACCTCAGCTTGAGGCCGTCGGGGCGGCGGTCCGAATCCGGCAAAACCCACCGGGCTGGCTGTTCCCGGACCTTGCCCAACTTGCCCAACGTCTTGCCCAACTTGGGCGAAGTCTTGCCCAACATGGGCAACGGTTGACCGGTGGGCGTTGCGCAGAGCAGAGTATCAATCGATAGCAGCATGTTCGTCTCCGTTGGTTGAGGAAAGCCGGAACGAATAGTTTCCGAGAAATAGGAACATGTCAATGGCAGAGGACTGGACAAAAGCAACCAGGGACTGGACCCGCTACAGGATCGTCCTACAGGCCCGCCGAGACGGGAAAACCCTGCAGGAGACCGGCTACATGGTCGGGGTCACGCGGGGTAGAGTCCTTAAGATGTTGAAACAACACGGACTTTGACGAAGATGATCCAGTCGTCTACCCTAAACTAGCAAAACCACCCCCGGGAATAGCTCAAAATAGGTCGCTTCTATGCCAACACCCAAAGGTGTGAGATACGGAGGGCGCCAAAAAGGCACTGGAAACAGGGTCTTAAATACCAGGAAGAAAATAGCTCAAACCATCGCCCAAACCCTCGCCCAACTCGACATCAGCGGTAAGAGCATGGCCGCGATCCAAGTCGATGGCGCCAGGTTGCTTTGGGGCCTCCTCGAACAGGAGCAGGCTAAAGAGAAACCCCAGCAGGAAGCCATTATCGAGCTGACAAAAGCCGCAGGAAAGCTCGCCCACGATGTCTCCCCCTACCTTTACCCGACCCACCAGCAGATTAAACATGCCGGCGACGAAAATGGAGCGCCGATTCGGTTCGAAAACATGAGCGAGCACCAGCTCGAAATGTTCATCAAGAGGTTGGAAAGATGACGCTTCTTGAGCGCCTGGCCGAGATCGAAAGGCTGCGAGCCGAACGCGATGACCTGATGAAGGCCAACGCGCTGTTGCACGCGCTCATCAGCAACCGTGAGGCCGAGCTTGAGCGGCTGCGGGCGGCGCTCAAACCATTCGCTGACATGGCCACTTTCGCACTGCGCACTCCGGGAGATTGCGCCCATGGCACCATGACAGTCGAGATCAACCGTCTGCTTTTTGCCAAGGGCGCTCTGGAGCAGAAATCCCCATGACCCACGTCACCGACGGCATCAAATGGATTTCCGGCTATTGGCGCGTCGTGCGGCGCCGGAAAATCGTCGCGACTTTCACCAAGTACCTTGAGGCCGAGCAATACTGGAACGCAACTAAATGAGCCGGCTCGATCTCGGCGTTTTGGAGGTGTAAGCGTGCAAAATAGCTACGAAATCCAAGTCAGAGGGCAATGTCCGGTCAATCCAACGGATACCGATGTTTATGCCTTTCACATCGAATCTGAGGTCCTGATCGAGGTGGAAAAAATTGTCGCGTTCTTCGCGGCCAATGCCGGGAAGTCGCAGGTGTTTCAGGAGGTTCTGACGCAGACTTGCGCGGTCGCCTTGGGCGCGCGGGTCACCAGCATCGGCTGGCATTCGGGGGTGAAGGTCACATGCCGGGCACCATAGAGGATGAGGTGCTGGACCGGTGGGCGCGCGGTGAAGGGCGTGCGTTGATCGCCAGCGACTATCCGTTCCGCACACGCGGTTGGATTAGTGCCATTCTGCGCCGCGCCCGCAAGCGTGGTGACCCGCGCGCCGTCCCGCACCTTCATTTGGCGGCCGGGCAAGATGGCTGGCGGCGGCACTATCGGTCGGTTCGCAAAAATGGCAAGTACGGCCCGTGGGTGTTCACGCCATGATCTATCTCAGCGGTCATGTGCGACCCGCCATGCGGCATCCGAGGCTCGGGTTCATGTTCACGCCGCAGACGGGAAACCGCTTGCCTGCTGACGTGGTCTGGGCGGCCGACAATGGGCGGTTCAGCGCGCCGGAGAAATACACCGATGCCGGCTATCTTGCATGGCTGGCGGCCCGTGATCCGACCTGTTGCCTGTTCGCGGTGGCCCCAGACGTGCTGGCCGACCATGCCGCAACGGTCGAGTTATCGCTGCCGCTGCTGCCACGAATCAGGGCGCTCGGCTACCGAGCGGCGTTCGTTGCGCAGGACGGTTGGGACGAGGCGACCGCGCCATGGGACGCGCTCGATGTTCTGTTCATTGGCGGCACCACGGCGTTCAAGCTCGGCCGGGGTGGGGATGCCATTCTGGCGGCCCGCAAGCGCGGCAAGCCGGTCCATATGGGGCGGGTCAACAGTTACCTGCGCTTGCGGTTGGCGGCCGCGGTCGGCTGCGCCAGTGCGGATGGGACATTTCTCAAGTTTGGACCCGACGTGAACGAGCCGAAAATGCTCAGATGGCTGAACCGGTTGGATGAATTGATATTCCTATGACCCACGTCACCGGCGCCATGTTCGCCCTAGCCGCGGCCGGCGCCATGCTGGCCGTGTGGGTGGTGCGGGGGTCGGAGGCGCCCAAGGCCAAGGCCGATATGCTACGGATCGAACCTGCCGCCCGTGTGGGGTCATTGGCGGTAGTCGCCGGAAGGCCCACCGTGGCCGAGCCCGTTGGGGCACCGGCGCCAATTGCCCCAGCGGAGCCCGTGGAGTGGCGTTTCGTCTGGCCGCCCCTGGACAGCCCGCCGCCGTCCCAGGCCACCCACGGCCACGCCGTGGCGGCTGCGGGGGCATCCGACCGGGTCTGCGGGGCTCGAGGCCGCGTGTGGCGCACCAAGCCCAACGGTTGGAGGTATTGGCGATGTCAAAGATGAGCAGTTACGACGAAGGGTATAAAATGGGGCGCAAAGTGTCCCTAGCTGAAATCAGGCGCATGAAGGAGGCGCTAAAAATAGCACGAGAATACGTTGCCAAAATTGATGGCATGATGAGTTTTACGCCGCCTGAAAATAGAGTTACCCGCCCCGATCTCGATTTCATAGATGCCGCCCTGATGGTGGATGTGCAGGATTCACATGGCGAATGCGACCATTGAGAGCTTCAGGATTCGATGCGGGCTTGAGGTGGACAGTTGCTAACGCGGTGTGCTAACGCTGCTAACGTGCTAACGCGGGGTGCTAACGTGGCCACGGACACCGAGATCATCAAAGCGATCGAGCGCCTCCAGCGGGCGCAGCCTCGCAACGAGGACCTGCTGCTGGTCTGCGAAGAACTGCAGGCGCGGTTGACGGCATCTCGATCGGTGGGCCAGGTTGGCCAGTCGAGGCCTCGCGCCAGCGCGGCGACAGCGGTCGACCGCGACCCTGGCCACAGCACCAACATGACGGTGGCGAAGCAGAAGGTCGACCGCAAGACATACCAGCGGGAGCTGATGCGCAAGCGCAGAGCGGAGGGCAAGGCATGACCGACACCGATTCTCGCGGCGGCGTGGGAAAGCTAGACACGCTTTCGAGAACAGGAAACCGAGGACGGATAGGCACGCTCGCCTCTGACCCGTCACCAAGGGGTGCGACGGAGCCTTTGGCGGTGGGGCCTGATGTCCGGAATGAAGCGCCGGACCCGCGAGAAGCATGAGGGACCTTCCGTATATCCCGGCTGACCGGATGGAGCGGATGAAGAAAGTCTGGCCCTCGTCCTACTCAGGCGCTTTCCTGGAGGGCGTGGAGGATTATTTCGTGAAGATGCGCGCACGGGATAACCCATACACAATGCGCCTATATCGAGACTGTGCGGGTGGCCCTCCGCGCGCTCGGATGATGTGTCGTGCCTGGCGGGAAGGGTGGCGAACGGCCAAGCAAGCGGACGCCGCGCTGCGAAAGATGGGGGTGCCGTGAGCAATCTTCTCGCCGACGAATTGACGAAGCTGGTCGTCACCTGGCGGGCCTCGCGCTGGCTGGCAAAGGTTTCGGTCGCGCATGTTACGCGGTGAAGGTCGCCTACCGCCTTCCGGAGATCGTCAAAGCCCTGAATGATGCGGAGGGGAGACATAAAGTTTTTAACCACCACAACGGAGAATGAGAAATGCTCCACGACCCCACGATAATTATCGTCCTTTTGTTCGTTTTTCTGGCAGCCGCCACCACGGCGGTCAATATTTCCGAGCATCGCCGCCGCGCCCTCCTAACGCCGGCCGAGCGGTCTGCGGAGGATGAGGAATCCAGGCGCGAATCGACAATATGGTGACTTCCCTCGCCGACCTCGACCAGCCTGACGAGATGAAGGCGCAGGCCCTCCAGGCGGCGCGGGACGCCTTGGCCAGGCTGCGCGCCAACACCCCCCAGGCCATCGCCCAGCGCAAGGAGCGCGAGCTACAGGCCCGGCGAGGCTGGCTCGACGACGAAGTGGTCCTGCAGGGCGGCCTGATGGCGTTCATCCGGTACTGCTGGGTGGTGCTCGAGCCGCGGACGGAGCTGGTCGAGGGGTGGCCGCTATATGCGATCGTGCAACACCTCGAGGCGGTGACGTTCGGGGAGATCACGCGGTTGCTCATAAATGTGCCACCCGGCTTTATGAAGTCGCTGCTCACCGATGTCTTCTGGCCGGCGTGGGAGTGGGGCCCGATGGGGATGAGCCACCTCCGATACGTGGCGTTCAGTTACGGCGCCTCGATCACCGAGCGCGACAACGACCGGTTCCGGGACCTGCTGCTCAGCCAGCAGTATCGCGACCTCTGGGGCTCGTCCTTCATGGTCCGCAAGGTGGGGGTGCAGAAGATCACCAATGACCGGACGGGCTGGAAGTTCGCCAGCTCGGTGGGAGGCGTCGGCACCGGCGAGCGCGGCGATCGCGTCATCCTCGATGACCCTCACAACGTGAAGGACGCGGAGAGCGACACGGTTCGCGGCGAGACCGTGCGCTGGGTCAAGGAGGGCATGAGTAACCGGTTGAACGACCAGGAATTCAGCGCAATCGTGATCATCATGCAGCGGGTACACGAGGATGACACCGCCGGCTGGCTCCTGGAGCACAACAGCAACTACACGAACCTGATGATTCCGATGGAGTATGACGTCACCCGAAGCTGCGTGACGCCGATCGGTTGGGAGGACCCTCGGGCTGAAGACGGCGAGCTGGCCTGGGAGGATCGGTTCTCGGCCGACACCGTGGCGCAGATGAAGGTTGACGTCGGCCCCTACGCCTATGCAGCTCAGTACCAGCAGGAGCCGGCCCCCCGTGGGGGCGGCATCTTCCAACGGGCTTGGTGGCAGATGTGGGAGCCGGATTCCGTGGAGGCGAAGGCGATCGCACCGCACGCGCCGGGGAAGTGGCCGGACATGGAGTACATCGTCGGTTCGCTCGATGGTGCCTACACCGAGCGCGAGGAGAACGACCCGACGGCGATGACGGTCTGGGGGGTGTTTCGGAACAAGCTCGGGCACCCGAAGATCGGCCTGCTGCATGCCTGGAGGAAGCGCCTGGGGCTGCATGGGCCGGTCCTAGCTCCGTTGCCGGGCGAGAGCCGGCTGACCTACCTCAAGCGGGTGCAGCCCCATTGGGGGGTGGTGGAATGGGCGGCGCATACCTGCCGGGTGTTCAAGATCGACCT